AGGCCTTGTAAGCGGGGGTGCCCGGGTGGAAACGCATTTTTAGTTTGGGTACCCCTACAGTCGGACCTGCCGGGCTGACCCGGACATCACATGAATTCCTTTCTGCTACTTATATAAATGGCCATAATTCGCTTGAACAAATCAACAGTTCTGTTCAAGGGAATGAGGGGCAACATGACAAATACACAGTCAAAATTGTTCTGGATGACTAAAAATATTAAATCGGCTAATTCCTATGCAAACCAGCGAGAGGGGGTGGTGCATGCGTACAGACCAACACGCCCATTAAAGCTGCTGAAACTTTCGCGAGAGAATATCAGACGCCTTCTGTTGACCAACGCCTTTTCACCAAACCTCAAAAAGCGTATACAGCTCCTATTTGGCATAGGAGTGAAGTACGGTAACCAGCACAAAGGTCTCCTAGCCCTAAATAAATGGTATTGGGGTGATCATTTTAATGAGAAATTTAGAAAGATGATCCCAATTTGGAAACAATATTACGGACTGAACAAGAAAAATGTCATGGCACTACCCGGGGGGCGTATTAGCGTGGTTAATTCCGACTATAAGTTATTCAGTAATATAAGGAATGCTGTTAAGCATGTATACGATGGTCTATATATACCCGAGATGCGCACACCTCATTATGAGGTGGGATCATTTGCGGCCGAGTACATCTTATTCAATCCTAGACAAGACCTTGTGAACATAACCACCGAATACAATATGAATAAGGCTAGACAAAACCTCAACGTAATTCTAGGGGCTATGAATAATAAACGTCAAGCCCGGACCGTCAAGACGGCTTCACTCTTTTAAACGACCCATCCTCGTTTAAATCCGGATGTCTAGAGCGTTCAGTTTTAAGCAGAGCGTAAAAACTCACGAGTCCATCGTCTCGTCGAAATGTATAGCTTCGGCTAGTCATGAAATCATCCGTGCCGAATACCCACGCAATTTCATTACGACACACATACATATGTGCATTCCGAAGTTTAATGAATCTTGATATCCCTTGATTAAACTCACAGTACGTTTCTGAATTACAACCGAGAATTAGATCGGGGGGAACGAGCCTCCTCGGCAGAAATCCCATGGCTCGCCTCGTATCAATATCTGCATGACCTGCGACGCGTTCGATGATGTTTTGCATTAGTTAATTGGGTTCTCCAATTCTTAACTGGTACGTACTTACTCCACCATGTGTATTTAGAGGTGAGGTTCGTATGTAAAGGTAATGGATCTAAAGACCAAGTGGGACATGGTCGTCAACGACCGCGCCTTTCGACGAAAATTCACAGGCTGTAAAGGCGATTACGACATTTCAAAGTGTCGCAGAATCGTACATCCGAAAGGGACATTGTACATGCCCATCTCGGATGACGAGGGTCATTTCATGGCGTACGAGTTTGTCGGACCGGACGTCATACGCGTTTTCGATCCGGCGCGCCCTAAAAGCCAGTACAGTGGTCATCTAGACCGCACCCATATTTCAAAATTATCCGGACGCCGAGTCGTGGTGTGCAAGGACCATCCTCAGTGGCACGAAGAGGATACGTTCTGTGCAACATGGACACTCGCGTGGCTTCGGCCCGACATGCGTCACCTCACGAAACGGTTCGCGGGAAGCAAACCTTGAACGTGCACTTATGGTTGAATTAATTCATACCGGGGAAACTGGGCATTACGAAAGTACTCTTGGGCGGGCTCGGGCTCTTGCGTTTAGGGCTGTTTTTGCGCTTGGGCGGGCTCGGGCTCTTGCGCTTGGGCGGGCTCTTGCGCTTGGGGCTGGCCGGCTTGAAAAACTGCTTCAGTGAATTGGGGTTGTAAGGGGGTGCAGGGCGATTCAGGTTATAGTACTCGACGCTATTGCGCCCGGTAAATCGGTTGGTCTTGACAGTGGCCATATAGATGTAACCGTTCTTATCCATGTATAAAGCGGGGGGACCGTGTTGGACAAGTTTATTGTTGGGGTGACGCTTCATGTTACTATTTACACACAAAATATCTTAGTCACTTCCGATACCGTGGCACGGGCAGTAGTAGGGGTTGTCGCATGCGTGCGTCCACATCGCATGAAGCTCCTGTGCGGCAGCCTTGTCACACCGCTCCCACGCCTCGCGTGCCTGCTTATTCAGGGACGCGAGGAGAGGTTCCCGGGGCCAGCTTGTGGGAGGAGCCTCCTCCGGGAGGGCCTTCCACAAGCTCACGTGGGGCTGAATGCGCCACGTGTAAATCATAGATAGCCGACCAGGCTTGCTCGTCGCCAGTGAATACCGAGTCTGAACCTCGGTCACATACTGGCGCTCGAACCAGTTCTTGACGAGGTCCCGAGTCGTGGTACCGTCCATGGTTGTTTTTGGGTATATTGAGCTTACTTGTGAAGACCCTACTCTCGACATGACACGTTTTTTTAGTCCCTGCACCACAATATTAACGGTCCCAGTTGTATTCTAGGGACAGCCGTGGGGTTACACAGTTTGAAAACGTCTTGCTGACGCCCAGCATACTCGTGTTCGTGTACTCTCGCAAACCCATCATCGAATCATAAAACATTTGCGGGTCACCCCCTGCCATAAGCTGCTGCCACAAGTCAGTAGAGACCGCCGAAAACATATCGACGACGTGGCGAATATCACGGGCCCGCTCCGCAGCCTTTTCGTTCCTCTGAATTTCCTTCTTGAATTTGTCCTCTGAGAGCTCGTTCATCATGTACTTGACGCGCATCTCCCGGTTGTTTATGGGATGCGTCATGTAAAATCCGGTCAGGTACTGGGTCGCGTGTGTCACCGCACGATGCATATTCGGGAGTAAGTTAACAGGAAAGTTCTTACTCACTACTTCCGACCAATAGGGCAAGCCACCACAGGGCACGTCACCCGCCTGCCGTGGCAGCCCCCCGTGCGTCCGCATATAGTCGTAGTAATGTGGGTTGTGAATAATGGTTGTTTCGATGGAGCCTGTCCGCCAGCTGAAAGCCGTCTGACACTGGGTGCACCACATCTGGTCACACCCCGAAACCTTGAAAATCATGGCCGCACACTTGGGACACGAGCGGCTGTCGTGCGCGAGCAGCTTGGCCGTCGCGACACTGTCGGGGTTGCACGTGTGTTCCGTGTCGTTTTCAGGGCCCTTCAGCTCGTGGCACTCGGGACACGACCACTGCTCGCACACACCACACTTCCACGCCGTGGACAGAAATCCTTTGCAGTCGGGTGCGGGGCACGCCTTGACAAACTGCCGGCGAGCCTTGGGAGCGTTCGAGTAACGCCGGCGCCACATGATGTCGCGCAGCTCCTTCACCTGTAAAAAGTCCTCGTGGGCCAGTCTGTACTCCTTCCGAGCGGCAGTGCGCATCTCTAGCTTTTTCAGAACCGCCTCGTGCTCTTCACGCAGATTGAACTGCTTGGCTACATCTGCTGTAGCCATGGCTTCGATGCGCTGAGAACGCGCATAGGCCCGGAAGGACTTATCCTGTGACAGGGCGAACATCCGAGTCAAACGTCTGCACTCAATTTCAAGCTCTACGAACTCCTGCGTCTCGGGCAGCAGAGCCCGCTCGCGCTCGAACAGTAGGTTCTCACGGCGCTCCTTGTACGTCTTGTTCATGAATTTCTGAGTAAAAGTAGAAGCCAAGAAGCTCCGGGGCCAGGTCTTGCGGCAGGACATGCAGTGGGCATCGAGGTTGCTATCCACGAGATAATGCTCAGTGCAAGAGGTGCACGCGGCAAAATCTGGACAGTACCCGCAGCTCACCTTTTTGCGATTTGATTTATTGAAGACATCGCAACATGTGCTACAAGTTTCCATCCTTCGTTTTACTAGGAGTCTGGTTTTTATCCTGATTTCTCAGGTGTGGAGGGACGTAGCTGGCGGGCTGTGGCTCGGGGGGGACGCGCTTTTTAACTTTGACTCCGTGTTTCGTTACACTCACTGGCTCGGGGTCCCAGTCGTCTGTCATATCGGCCCATCGCATCTTCTCGGCCATTACTATTTTAGGCCATCTTCTTTTTAACGGCCTTGATGACCTTCTTGGGCTTGGGAGTCGGCTTGGAGGCCGACGGGTACTTGGCGAAAATGGCTTCCAGGGCCTCCTGGCGCTCTTCGCTGGTGTCGATGAGGTGCTGGATGTGCTGCACAGCTCTCCGCACACGGTTCGGGGGGTACCCAGCCAGCTCCCACGCCACCTTCAGCTTCGCAAGGGGCGGCACCGTCGGCTGGCGGATGTCAGACCCCTCAAATGGCGGTCCCTTCTTGGCGTACTTGGCAAACAGCCTGAGGATCGGCTCTGTGTCGATCACCGGCGGGGATGGCCGGCTGGAAACCTTGGGTGGGTGGTCGGCGTGCCACTGCTTGCAGCGCTCGATAAATGCGCCCCGCTGGGGCTCTGGAATGACCCGCTCGGCATACCACTCATAGTCGCTGGGTGGTGACCACTTTTCAAACGGGCGCCGCACCGCGTCATCACCGAGCCGCATAGAGTCGATTATGCCACCTACACGACTTCTGTGACCACTTGGGACCAGGGTGGACCTGGTAGAGGGGACCCACTGTGAGATGAGGGCCCCGCTCGCACCCACCTGGGTCGTGAAGACGAGCGGAGTCCGGCTGGCGGCACGGGGGTTCGGGCGCTTGTACATTTTGGCTTGGTCCTCAATCCACAGGCCCGACCTGGCTCTGACAGTACACGAATTTTCGCTCCTAACTACAGGATGCTGACGAGGATTATCCAGTTTATCCATCTCCTATTTGTACTATTTATCATTCTGACTCCATTTTTCGGCAATGAGTACATGCTGAGTCTGCACTTTCTGTTCATACCTCTGATGCTGGCGCACTGGACAACAAATCAGTCGACATGTGTACTTACGGAGGTGGAGAAATTCGTTAGAGGGAGCAAGGTGGACGAAGACACTTTTTTCGGGAAGGTTATAGGACCGGTGTACAAGTTTAAGACGCAGCGGGAAGAGAACCTATTTGTGTGGACGGCGGCGATAACGTTGTGGTTGATAACTTTGGTCAAATTACAAAGTGTAGGGTTTATCAAGTTGCAAAGCGACTTTGCGCAGTTCAGAGAGGTGGTGGGCGTCTAGTCGTCCTCGTAGAGCTGCTCGTCAATGGCGCCCAGCTCGTCCTCGTCATCCGACTCGGCGTCCGACTCGGAGTCGGTGTCAGCCAGCAGGGCAGCCAGCCGCTGAGCTGCAGAGGCGGGCGTCAGCTCCTCCTGCTCCTCAGACTCAGAGTCCACGTCAGCAGGCACCGGCTTGATGGGGCCAGTGGCAGGCGCCTTGGGGCGCGCCACCGCCTCGAACTCGCTAGTCACCGGCGCCAGCGGAGTGCCATACTTGGAGCAAGGCGGGCACGGCCCGGCCGGCTCCTCGTCCAGAGCGTGCGTGTGCACCGGCTCCAGCTTGGCCTCAGGCACCTTCTTGACCTTGGGCACCTTGGGCTCGGCAGGCGCCTCCTCACCCAGCGACTGCTTCAGGTGGCGCTTGCAGAACACCTCACCCTTGAGGGAGCTGAACTTGCACGGCTCCTTCTTGGAGGTGCAGGCGGTGCACTTCTGCTTCTCCGCCTTGGCCTTGGGCTCCTTGGGCTCCTTGGCGGGCTTGGCCGGCACCTCAACGGTCTCACCAGCCTCGTTTGTGACAGTCACAAGCTTGGCCTCGCGCTTCTTGTACTTGCGCGGCACCTTGATGGCCTGCTCGGCAGTCTCCAGGTACTTGCCCTGCAGCTCTGCAAAGTCCAGGTTGTAGTCGGTCGCAACCTTCAGAATGAAGACGCGGTCGCGCTCGGCAACCAGGGCGTTGATAGCAGCAGTGAAGTTGGCACCGGTGGAAGCCATTTGCGTTTTTGGGTGTTTGACTTGGCGTTGGCTGAAGGTTAGCGTGGGGAGCACACGAATTTCTCGTGTACCGGCGGGGTCTTCGCGAACTTTGAGGTTCGAGGAGGCCTTGTTTGTTTGGGTGACTTGACCTTCTGGTCCCGTGGGCTGACCAGGACAGCACACGAATTTTTATGTGCCCATGAATTTTCCAGCTCTGGGCACATCTGACCTCTCACGGACCCACGCGTTGCATATATATTTTGTACCTTCAGTTATCGGCAGACCTGCATGCAAAGCATTGGGGTGGCACCTATTGCACGAACTCAACGGCTTCCAAAATAATCCGCATCCAGGATCTGGCCTGAATTTTAGATTCAAATTCGGAAAATGTGTCTCCCCGTCTCTGAATTCTGAATTCAAATATACAATTAGTGTCCCGACCCTCTGCCCGCCTTCAGTGTCAAATTTTCTGCACCCCGGGTCATCGTCGCAGCATGCGTCGTGATGTTCTCTGTAGTACATACCGGGCCTGTACCGGACAACCTGGAGATCCTCGCAGTACTCGAGGGTCTTGCCCGTGAGCTCGCATGCACGCAAGAGCACCTTTTGGGCCACGGGGTCATCTGCAGATACCCAAGCCGTCTCACTTCTCCGGTGATCTGTTGGCTTGGCATTTCCGGCTATTACACTGGCTTCAAACGTATTTTGGGCCTTTTCTATTATGTACCTGCACTCCTCGGGAGTTAGTATCTGCTCAACAGAGACGGGGGCATTCCACTGTGCCGTCGCGTCACAATAGCCTCGTGGGGTCCATGGTCTCGGCCAAAATAGATAGAGGGCGACTAGTGCCAAAACCACAAGTACAGCCGCAGCCAGGGCCTTCATCTGCTACTACTAACGAATCTTTTTGATTGCACGGTTGACCGCCCTGGAATTTTTGCGAGCCGCACTGATGTTTTTGAGTAGTACATTCTGGAGGAGCGGAGCGGCCGCCTTGCGAACTCCACTCAAATTCTTATTCCTCTTGGAGACCCGCAGGAGCGCGAGGGCACGCTCGGTATTCTTTTCACCCTTCTCTGGATGCTTACCCGTCAGAGGATTCCGCTGAGAAATCAAACCATCATAAAGGAACGACCCGGACAGAAGAGCCAAAGAATCCTTGACTTGGTATTTCACTTTTTGAATCGGAATTCCTGACCGGTATGACAAAGGGACGTGGATCATGTGGCGGCCGGACCCGGGGTAGACGGCCAGGGCCGTGTCGATCAGGTCCGTCGCGTCATTTTTACCAGTCACAATTTGGTAAGAGATGACCTGGTAGATCTTGCGATGCGTACCGGGCACCTGCTCACGGGGGTTCCAATAGGGCGACCGGACGAATCTATTCACCTTGATACGGGCATTTATACCAGGGTAATTACGGTTCAGCCACGTCACGAACCGGGATACGTGACCGGTCATTAACTTGCGCATAAAATGTACGTACGAAGCCACCACCTTGTCTGATGGAAGATTCCTAGGGACCGCAAATGTAAAGTCAAAATCATTTGTCCGGCGGACCTTCTCCGGGAGACTTTTCAATTTTGATTGCAAATAGAGACGGACCCCCATACCTCCGGTACAGAATATGGTCAGTCCACCCCCGTAGGGTTTCACAAGGGTCTTCGTGCCCTTCGTGAACTCCAAGAAAAGCCGAGGAAGTGCCCACTTGAATGACCGGCGGCTGATGACAGGGGTCGGCCCGGACATGCGCTCGATATTTTGGTAAGCGTTGTTCAACATAATTTCGGAATGAAATTTGCCACCATGGAAAACGGATGGTTTGGGTGGTGAGTAGTAACCATCGTAACCTTCCGGAACGAGGAACTCACTGCTTAGCGACGCGAACACCTTCTTGTTCATGTGCTTGTAGCTCAGTCTCTGTCCGCGGCGTGCGTTGGTTTCCTTGGGAAGCTTTCCGGCACCGGTGTTGCCCATGAGAGCCTTGGCGGTGGCCACCTGCTCACCTATGGTGATGCCCGTGCCCATAACGAACCGCAGGAGCCCCTTCGTCTCGGGTGACAACGGGTAGCCGCTGCGCAAGAGGGCCTCGATGTTCAGATGGGTCATGTCGAAAAGCCGGAGGATCTTCTTGACCTTGTAGGCGCAGGCTGTTCCGTAATTCTTGGCCGTACGGCGTTCTTCCGTAAGGTAGAAGAAACGCGTATCCTTGAGAAGCTCGCTACAGGAGATTTTACCAAACCCCTTGTAGAGCACCTTTCCAGGGGTAAAAATGGTCTCACTGAAACCCATCTACTATCACCAAAGAATTTTATTTGTAAATTACAATGGCGAGCCGCTATGTAGGCGTCCTCATGAACTCGCGGACGCAGGCCCATGCGTTCCACCTCATGACCAACTCCTTCGCTCAGCACAAGGCCCTGCAGGCCTACTACGAAGGTATAATTCCTCTGGTGGACCAGTGGGCCGAGGCGTACATGGGCAAGTACGGCCGTATCGGTCGGGTCTCCTCCAATAAACGGTTTATTCAGGACCCTAAAAAGGCCCGTGCCTATTTCAGGACCCTCCTGACCCGTGTCAAGGCCATCAAGCTCCCCAGATCCGACAGTTACCTGAAGAATATTCAGGATGAAATTGTGTCACTTATTCGTCAGACCCTGTACATGCTCTCACTCAAGTGAACCTTGACGTCATTGGCCAATAAGTGAATTATCGGTATACCATCAGTTTTGACACATTCGAGCAGGTCATCAATCTTCTCCCAGATCCGAAAATAGACCTTCATGGATTTAGGGTTACCAACTGCAAATCCCCGGAATGGCATCACCACGGATAAATCATTCGGACAAAACTCGGGCCAGATGGCCACTAATTTAGGATCAATATTAGAATCAAATTTAAAAGTCTCATCTCCCACCGTGATCACATCCTCGTCGACTTGAAAAGTCTCTGAAAAGAGTTTGTCGTCGAGACCCGTGTTCACGATGAGATCGTAAGACTCCGGATTTGCGATGAGTTTATAAGATTCACTCACACCGAGCCACCGCACCTTGTGTGGATTCTTGCACAACTCGGCAGCCTTTTTGTACTCGGTGGTTATATATACGGTACTGTTAAAGTTTAAATTCGATATGGCCGGGTTCACATCATCCATATTCAACAACTCTCTAGAGGAGGTCCACATGGTCCCGTCAGACAACTTATAGTCGTAATATTCATGCTGAATTTCAGTTACAGGAACTGGAGTCCCGGTAATCTCCCATGTAAATGCAAACAGGTCAATCTGATGACCCTGTGCCTTCAATGGGTCCATGAAATACTTTTTAAAGTTGTCGAAGGTCCTAGGCATAAAGTCACCAACAGTCACAGCAATCTTCATACTAATTTCTCTGTTTATTTTAGTTTAGGAAATGACGCAACAGATCATCGTCACCACAGCGACACAGAGTGACTGCTGCCTCCAGATGATGGAGTCGCTAAAAAACGGCACCATGGTTCCTGACATGATATATGTGGCTTGCACAGACCCTGACCTGTCATCGCGTCTCGAAGAGGCTGGGGCCAATGTAATTTCATCTCAAAATTACGGAGCCCTCACAAACCTCATCCCATTCCTCGAGGTTGACGTGGACCCTGAAGCTTTCGTCATCGTGGTGAACGATGGGGTCACATACCACCCCAAGTTTATAGAGGGTCTTGTGACAGGGTACCAAGATGTGACCCCAAAGATACTTGAAGAATACGGAATAGACGCATTCGTCGGGTACCAGGGTTATGAGGAACCCAAAAAAAGCTGGCCTAGGTTTTACTACACGTACAAAAGAGGCCACGGGTTGTTCAGTGACATAATAGACACGAGGTACGGGTTTGGTTTTGTCCGCAAGTGCATGTTTGGGCTGCCCAATATAGCCCCCATGATGAAAGATGGTGAAAAGTGCGTATATCATTCGGACAGTTACATTTATTCAAAGCACCTCACACTCAACAATACACATGGCCGGGTCATCAGATGGCCGGATATTAACGAAGATAACGTCATCGCTGAAGTCCTAGTACCTGAACCCGATGAAAACAAGTTGTTGAATGGTTTTATCACGGGGAAAAGACTGGTAATAAGGACTGTACCTAGTTATCCTTTGTAAAGGGCCGGTAACTTAACAAAAGGATTGATGTGTACGCCACTACTCATAAGGGTCCCCACCATGATGCTCTCACTCTCGATGGGGTCGTAAGGCCATGGCCAAAAAATATCGAAGAACTCGTTGATGCGCTTGTACGCACCACAGTACACTTGCATGGCGTGGGGACGACCTATGGCAAACATATCGTCCATATACTGATTCGCATCGTGTGTCCGGATGGGCAACACGACAGAGCTACCACCACCCGCCACGTCAGGAATCTTGCACAGGTGCATAACCTTTTGAATATGGGGGTTACCCACTGGCGTCATATTTTGAAATGGAATTAACTGGGGCCCGACCCGGACCTGTTGCGGCTCGATGATCACATCATCTGCAAACATATTGTCGGTGCGGGTCCGCACGATAAAGTCGTACTCTTCAGGGTTGGGAATCATGTTATAGGCCTCTTGGATACCATACCACATACTCGTCTTGGAAATAGCCTGATGACGCGTCTTGCCAAGTTGCCACGTGCGGGGTTTTAGATTTTTCATCCAAAATTCAGAGTGCAGGTCGAACGATTTAAACTGATGGTTTATACGGGCCGCGCCAAGAGATTCAAAGTCCGAGATGTACTTCTCATAGTCAATCTTTTTCTGATCGAGGCGGTTACATACCCGTGACCACACACATACGTCGTCGTAACGCTCGTCTTCGATATGGTCGGACGGGACTCGGGTCCCGTCAATGTCCCACGTGCATGTGTAAATGTCAATACTGTAGTTTTTGTTCACATCCATAAAGTGCTTTTTGAAGGATTCTAGGCCGGATGTCCCGGGTCTATAGAACCCAGAGAAGCACACCGCAATCGACATTAAGAGTACAAGGTTGTCTAGTTTTATTTGAAAAATAAAGAATCGACTCACTTTCATTTAAATGAGAGTAGTCATCACTACCACGACAATACCTACGAGGGAGAAGTATGTCGTGGAGATGATAGAATCTCTTCGGAAGGGCACTGTATTGCCGGATGATATTTACGTGAACGTGCCCGACTGGTACCCTCGGTTCAAGAAGGGGCCCGATCCGGCCCTCACGGAGAAGTTGGTATCCATGGGCGTCAAGGTCAACAGCTGCAAAGACTATGGCGTCCTCACCAAGCTCCTACCGACGCTCAAAGTTGAGACCAACCCAGAGACGCTCCTCGTGGTCGTAGACGATGACGTCATCTATCAACCTCGCTTTCTCGAGGGTCTCGTCAAGGCCTATGGTGAATTCGGATGCTCAGTGGGATACTCGGCCATTTACTACCCCGAAACTATGCTAAAAAAGCTTGGTAAAATAAGATACGCCATCTTCCAGGGGCACGGGTCTGAAGTTGAGATGTTTGAGTGTGCGTTCGGGTTTGCTTTTCCGGTGTGGGCCGTTCAGGACTTTCCGACTCTAGAGCCTATGAATGAGACATCTGATAAATGCGTGTACCTTTCGGACGACTATCTGTATTCTCGCTTCCTGGAAATGAAGGGTATATCCAAGAAACTGGCGTCTTACCCGTGGGCCGGGAGAATCATCGATGACTGGTCCACAATTTGGACCCAAAATATAGAATCTCAAACTCACTCACTTTCACGCGACGAGAATAACATGGACAACTTTTACAAGGCTGGTATAAAGTTAGGGATCCTTAAACAGTAAATGGTGTTCACTGTCGACTGGTTCAGTGGGTACATTCCTGCGTGGACGAGAATGTTTGAAACAAACGGAAAGCCTACAAATGTACTTGAGATTGGTTCTTTCGAGGGTCGGTCAACGTGTTGGCTCCTGGAAAATACCGATGCGACAATCACATGTGTAGACACGTGGGAGGGAAGTGACGAGCACACCCCCGAGCTGAAGAATGGCCTGTTCGACCGGTTCATGGAGAACATCGAGCCTCACAAGGACCGCGTGATCATCAAGCGCGGTTTCTCCGGGGAGGTTCTGCGGACACTCCCCCTCGATGTCACATTCGACTTTGTTTATATTGATGGTTCCCACTATTCAAAGGATGTCCTCGAGGATGCTATTCTCGCGTGGCGCCTCGTGAAACCGGGCGGTCTTGTCGTTTTCGACGACTATAACTGGACCCTCGAGGGAACCGAGATCGGCGACCTGCGGAACCCAAGAACAGGTATAGACGCGTTTCTCTACTTTATCAAGCCAAATATCGTTGGTGTGTATAATCAGATGGCCATCCAAAAGCCCGTATGAAACGCATCTTCGGGGACGTCCGGTGGGGTCCACTCGGGTAAAGGGTCGGTCCAGTCGTTTAGCACAACCGCACCAAACCGCTTATAGGTCTCATCAAGGCCCGATGTAATCACCACGGGCCGCGCGCCGAGATAGGCCGCCTCCCAGAATCTGTGAGTATCAAGACCAAAACCAATAGGACAAATAACGTATTTAGAACGCTTAATAGTTTTTAAAAAGTCTTCCAAGGGCCTACGGGTCTTATCCCTCTCCGGAAAAGCATTCAGACAAGTTTTCCGAAGAGCGCGAACATTATTAAACTTCATCTCGTTATTCTCGTGCGTGCCTACATTGACGAATACATCAATATCCTTCGGGAGGTCCATGCGTTTGACACGTGTAATGATTGAGTCGTCAAAGCTCGGCTGGATGCCCCTGACGACGTGGCCCCACGCGAAACCAATAGGAGCCTGGATAAGTTTGGGATGGATTATTTCACAATTCTGAGCTAAAATTCGCCGACAGAAGGGACGGGCCGCCTCGAACATGATGCGATCAACGGAGCGGTCCGAATGGTGCAGGACCAGGGTCACATTTGATGACTGCTCGAGCGAGGGGACGACCCACTCAAAGTAGTCTATATTCACAAACACCTTTTTGTTGGAAAGATCCTGATTCAAGTCGCAGGGCCCCCACGCCGGGTCAACAACAACATCACATTCTCTCATGAAATTCGGAGCACATACGAGCATTTACTTTTCTAATAAAAACAACTTTATTTGAAGATACATGGTTCTTGTCGTACTTTATAGTACAACGTGGCGGCGCTGGGATGAAACGTGCCCTTCACAGGTTGAGGTTATAGACAAGGTCGCAGCGGGTCAAGATGTCATTATGGGTATTCACTATTGGTCAGAAATGATGCAGACTTTTCACATCAATTCGTATGGGAAGGCACCTTCTGAACCACCAGCCCCGTTGCTGAAGTGGCCCTACCGGCACACCGTGACGTCACAGGACCGTTCGTTTATTGAGCGGATAGCCCGGAACATCCGGTACAGACACGCGTGGGGTACGGCATACATCCTCGAATCGACGAGGATGGCCCTAGAGAACGCCGAGTCCCTCTGGCGCGAGCGATACGGTACGGACATGCCCGATGACCAGCCGATCCTGCGCATGAGACCCGACACCATCCTGACCGACGTTGATGCGTTTCCGGAAATGCCCCAAGGAGACGACTTTTATGTTTCGAACTGGGACCGTGGAAACAGGCCCACATGGAACCCAGCAGCACCTGAGGTCGGCGACATCATCTGTCTGACCACAAAAAAGGCCCTCAGGAAACTGGTGAATATTAAACTCGAGGATATCGAGGCCCGATGCTCCCACCGACAGGTTCTGTTCACGGAGCAGTACCTCTGGGCCCTGCTTGAATCAAACGGAACCGTCATCAATAACGATAAAAATGTACACGTGTCTATCATGCGCCCGACAGGTAATATTTTAAAATTGAGTTAGTTCAGAATGCCCGTCTTTTTCGACGTGGGTGCATGTGCGGGAGATAGGTTCGACCCGGAACTCATGAATGATCCGAATGTCACTGTCGTGGCTTTCGAACCCGACCCCCGTCTCGTCAACGTTATAAAAAGAAAGCACTCACCTTTCCCCAATTATAATGTGATCCAAGCGGCGGTGTCAAACTACACGGGTAAAACCACTTTCAACTGTGCATTTACAGGTGACTTTGGCACAGGTTCCCTATGTAGCTTCGCAGATGGCCTCGATAAGACATGGCCGGGCCGCGAAGACTTTGCATCTTACGAGCAGATTGAAGTGGATGTGATACGGCTCGATGAATTTTGTTCTAAAAATGGAATTACAGAGATTGATTATTTACATGTGGATGCACAGGGGCATGACCTCGAGGTCCTTATGGGACTCGGGGACATGATACGTATAGTAAAAGAAGGATGTATCGAGATGCCCTTGAATGAAACGGTCAAGCTCTACAAGGAGCAAAAGTATGACGTATCAGACGCTTATTTTTGGCTCATCGGTCGAGGGTTCGGTATAGAGCGTATGGATATGAATGACCCTCAGGGAAATGAGATTAATATCTTTTTCAAGAGACTTTCTGACCACGTTCCATTTCCAGTTAGAAACCCGTTAAATGAAAACGAATCACGTATTATGCAAATTTTAAATAAATACCGGCAGGTTTCGTAGGTAGTGCTCGAGGTCCTCCGGGGTCCCAAGGCACCAAAAAGACTTGGCGGGAACGGCCCGGATCTTCTTGCCGTCACCAACAGCCTCGTTGAAGACTGGGCAGTTGTAAAACTCCCCGTTGACCCGGATATTCTTGGCAATCATCTGCTCCGTGTACTTCACGCAGTCAGAACCCTTCTTCCAGAAATAGATGCCCGTGGTAGCATCGTTTGAGATGACCTTCTTCTCGGCCACCTCAACGACCAGACCATTCTCGTCCATCCGGGCATAAGAGAATTTAGGATGCGAATTCGTAAACGTGGAGATGCAGCCATCGACACCGTCCGTCATGCAGGTGTACAGAAACTGACGCGGGTCCCACTCGAGATACTGATCAGAATTAGCGATGATGAGCGGCTCGTCGTTGTCGATGTGCTCCTTGGCGAGCATGAGCGAACATGCCGAACCCTCGGTGACGCCGCTGGTCTGCACGATGACGCAACCGGGGGCGATGGCGTTCAGCAGGTACTTCAGGTTGTACTTCTCGTAATGAGACTCTTGCACGATGAAAATAAACCGCCCATTGATGGCGATGTTCTCAGTTACCACCTGAATCATGGGCTTGCCATTCACGTCAATCAGTGGCTTAGGGAATGTGTAGCCGGCGTTTGCAAAACGGCTCCCGAGGCCCGCCGCTGGAATCACAATATTGACCCGGGTCGCCCCAGAATTCAGATCCTGAATTGGCTCTGCCATGCTACTTACTTTTGCGATCCACGCCTCTATCTTAGCCAAAGTCAGATCGGCCGGGTTCTCGATTGGACACAAGTGGGCCCCACTCCCAAGCGCGGCGCGGCGGCCGACCGGGGAGTCCTCGCAGATCAGAACCTCACGGGGTGTCACGTTGGCCCTCTGGAAACACTTGAAGTAAATGTCTGATGACGGCTTGGGGTTCCGAACCTCCTCATTGGAGATGAAGTAATCAAAGTACTCGATAATACCCAGGGCCGTCAGTGCATTCTTGACGGTTATCCATATGCTATTCGACGCGCAATAAATAAGGTACCCACGAGACTTGAGGGTCTGCATGATGCTCTGCAACTTGGCATCCGGACTGTACCAGCGGAAGATGGCGTCCTGCGTGGCGGCCTGCTTGGCTTCCCATATTTGGCTGTACATGGCCGGATCGAGACCCTTCTCTTTTGTCAGCAATTTCAGTTTATAATTAGTCGGGTGACCATCATACTTGGCGATGTGCTCCTCCCGACTGATGATGAATTTTGGATCATAATTGGCCAGTGCAGTGTTCAAAGTTTCATAATGCATGTCCCGTGAATCCATAAGGACCCCATCAAGGTCAAATATTACAAGTCTTACTGGCATTTAAGGAATTAAGCTTTTAACTTTTATATGAAGGTGATTGTGAGTCTGACGAGTATCCCAAGTCGGTTTGATAAGCTTCCTTCCATTGTGAATAATCTGATCCAACAGACCTGTCACGAAGTCTGGGTCAATATCCCTCAAAAATACAACCGTTTCCCGGAGTGGGACAGAAAGATTCCCGACGAGTTATTCCAACTGGGACCCAAGGTCATTGTGAATACCGACTGTGAGGACTTTGGACCTGGGACTAAATTCATCGGCCCGGCCCTCAAACTCCTACCGGAGGATCTGATCATATATGTGGACGATGATACCAATTATGATCCAAAATTGGTGACGAACCTCTTGCGTTGGTGGAACACTGATCGCAAATCGGCGTGGGGACTTTCCGGATTTAAATTTGAAAATTACTTCAAGGGTCATTATCCTCGGCAGCACGGGGAGCCTCTCGATGTCCTCGAGGGCTACGGTGGTGTCCTCGTGAAGGCTGGATGGGTCCAAGATGTACTGCCTGAATTCAAGGAGCTCCTAGAGGTGACATGGCATGACGACATGATTCTGTGCAACCTCCTCGAGAAGCACGGCGTGCCCCGCAAGACGGTCTTCGTCGATGAGTGCAACCTGGGCCAGGTCCAGCAGTACCAGTATGGTTTCGAGCAGGACGCCCTGCATCACATTGCAGGCGAGGGTGGCCACATGTCGAATAATTTGAAGATACTAAAGTCGTTCGAAGATAAGGGTAAGCTTTATTATAAGTTTAGATGCTGGTAGATGGGTTTATGTTCTATAACGAGTTTGATATCCTCGAACTCCGTCTTGAGCTCCTTGACCGCTACGTTGATAAGTTTATTCTCGTGGAGGCCGAAGTCAATCACCGAGGTGAGCCCAAGGAGCTTTTTTTCCAAAATAACAAGGAGCGCTACGCCAAGTGGCTTCACAAGATTGCACATGTAGTCATCACGGCCGAGGAGTCGCCCAAGGACCGCAGCTGCTGGTCCCGTGAGAAATACCAACGGGATGGTGTGCTGCGTGGGATGACCGACGTCCCGGACAGCGCCATCATCATGGTCAGTGACGTGGATGAGATTCCGGACATGACGAAGATCCCGTTCGAGAAGCTTCCTCACCTTACATGCTCCGTGCACATGTTTATGTTTGAATATTCGCTTGATTATATGTTTACGGGTGAGCCCTGGTTCGGCACGGTCATTACGACGGTTGATAATTTTAAGAAATTTGGCCCCAACTACTTCCGGGACAACCGATGGAAGTTTCCGGCATTTCAGCACTGTGGTTGGCATCTCAGTAGTTTCGGAGATGGCAAGCACGTATGGAACAAGTTGACGACCTACGCGCACTCGCTAGATGCGACGCACGTGGTGCACCCAGTCGAGTGTTACGACGACTTTATAAAAGAGGGACTCCGGGGTGACGGCAAGACTAGACTGCTTCGTCGCCCAGCGGAGGTGCCACTCCCTGGATCTGTCGATACTCTTCGACGGCTGAAGCTCGGGAATTTTGCTGATATCGCGCCTTGAGTTTGATCAGGGTCCAAATGTCGTGAATGTTCATAAACTTGAAGAACCGACGCTTTTCACGCATCTTATCGAACGGTCCGTTTTTCTCCAAGATGCCCTGGCAGACCGGCCAGGTCACCTCCCTGAGCTCGGTCATTTCTGCTTCTAAATTGTCGAGCCGAGCGAACACGTGCTTTTCAAAGTCTGACAACATGGTACATCAAGGACTGGTGTCTCTAGACCGAGTCCGTAGGACTCGTGATGCATCGTTGGATCACAGTTCCTAAGGAACTGGTCTCTAGACCGTTTGGTGACCACCACCCATGTGGACCAAAAACATAGAAACCACCCCAAGCCCAACCCCTACCCACTGGACGGGGCTTGTGAAGTTTTCTCCTAGAACAAATACAGCCACAAAAGATCCGAGGACCACAATCATACCCTCCCACATGGCCGAGACCCACAAGAGGCTCCCGACTGAAAGGCTTTTCACCAAGAAAAACAGGACACCCACGTACCCCAAGACGCCCGCAGCCAAATGGTGACTAGAATTCGACTTGGTAAACATCTTGATGTGCACATTTCCCCATATCTCAGACAGGGTCATCAGGGCCACGCTCGTGAGCGCGCTCATGCTAATTTACCCCAAGTTTTTTGTGGCCACATTTTAGATGGGCTGGATACCCTGGATAACATCATGGCTCACGTTTTGGCTCCCGGGTGACCGCCGGACCCGCGAGGTCCTGTCGGCAATTCTACTTTACCAGCCATTGGAATTTAGAATTGCTTTATTATCGTATCAAATAAGGCGAATGCTCGTGAAATACATATGAAGGCGGCTTTCATTACCGGGATAACCGGTCAGGATGGAAGTTACCTGGCCGAGTTTCTACTCGAAAAGAATTACACAGTGTACGGGTTGGCCCGTTATTGTTCTGAAAATAAGCACGCTCGCATCGAGCACCTGAAGTCATCTCCCGAGTTTAATATCATTGAGGGTGACCTTACCGACACGTCCCGCATCTATACCATCATAGGTTCACTTGGTCACTATGACGTCATCGAGGTGTATAACCTTGGTGCCCAGTCTCATGTGAAGCTCTCATTCGACCAACCGGAATACACTGCGAATGTGGACGCCCTCGGGACCCTGCGGCTCATCGAGGCCATCCGTAATAGCAATTTTGCTTCAAAATTCAAATTTTATCAAGCTGGCACTTCTGAGATGTTCGGGAAAATTCAGGATCCGATCCAAAATGAAAACACCCCTTTTTACCCACGGAGCCCGTACGGAGTCTCGAAGCTGTTTGGATACTGGATCACAAAGAACTACCGCGAGTCCTATGGAATGTACGCTTGCACGGGCATCCTGTTCAACCACGAGTCTGAGCGCCGCGGGTCCGAGTTTGTCACCCGGAAGATAACACTGGGCCTCGCCAAGTTCCTCAAGACCGGTGAACCCATCGAGCTAGGAAACTTGGATGCAAAGAGAGACTGGGGTCACGCACAGGACTATGTCGAGGCCATGTGGTTGATGCTCCAGCAGTCTGAGCCAGAGGACTTCGTCATTGGTACGGGTCAGACCCATAGTATCCGCGAGTTTGTCCTCGAGGCCTGCGCCGTGATGACCACTGGTCAGATTGGCATCATGTTCTCATGGGAAGGGTCGGGAGTCGACGAGAAGCTCGTCATGATTCAGGGTGAACAGCGGCGAGATGTTATTCGGATAAACCCGGAGTTTTACCGTCCGGCCGAAGTCGATGTTCTGATTGCAGACGCGTCTAAAGCGGGTGAAAAGCTCGGATGGAAGCCGAAGATTTCGTTTCGTGATCTGGTTAAAAGAATGATGACCAATGATATTAATGGGTGAAACATGGCTCTTCATTGGCCCGACCCTTCTCGCGGGAATAGGGCAGGTGACGCGGCTCTATTCTGAGATGGTAAAGAAGTGTGGCCATGAGGCTGATTTCGTGTCGGTCGGGGAGCAGCCCCCAAAGTCTAGATATGACCGCGGGTTTTCGTTTGTTTTGCCCATCGAGAGCACACTGAATATGTTCGACCAATACAAGCAATTCTGTAACAAAATGATGTACATGACTGTTTGTGAGACAGTCCCTGTGAATCCGTGTTATGGTATCCTGAAAAGATATGGAACCATCCACGTCCCGTCTGAATTTGCAAGGACTGTACTCGCGAACCAATTTCCGGACATTACATGGAAGACCCTTCTGCACTGGGCGCCAGTTCCGGTGCCCCGGGTCATAGGTACACCCGAGCCGTATGTGTTTTATACCATCGGTAATATCCTTGACCCGCGCAAGAATATCCGGACGCTCGTGGAGACGTTTTTGCGATGCGAATTTAAAAATGAGGCAATTTTGTTCCTAAAAGCAACCTGCAATAAGCCGGTTGACTGGAAGGTCCCTGGCGTCCACGTCATCAATGGCCTTTTGTCGCCACGTGAGATTGACGACATACACGCGCGGTCTCACTGTTATATCAACTGCTCGCACTCCGAGGGTGTCGGAATGGGGGCGGTCGAGGCGGCCCTGTGGAACAAGCCCTGTATTATTACGGACTTTGGTGGCCTCAAAGAATACATCAAGACCCCGTGGATGGTGACGTGCACACAGGGGCCTATCGGTTTTAACGACTTTTTGTACACCCCGGAACTTCAGTGGGGGTACCCATCAAAAGACCAACTCGCACATTGTATGAAGGACTGCTTTGAACGCAAGGTCCGCCACTGGGATCATTCTCATACCAAGCAAATCATGCAAGACCTGCAGCACTCGGAGGAGCTTGGCCTGCATTGATGGCGTTCACATTCTTATTCATCTTGTTCACCAGACCCAGCAGACCCTTCTTGGCGTGGCGAGCCGCCAGCACAGCCGCGGCCGTCGCAGCTGCATCAGCCGCCTTATTGAACTCGGCCGCCTCTGTATTCAGCTTCAGCATCTTCAGCTTAGTGGCTGTATTTTTGAAGCCCGTGGATGCGGCGTTAAAATTCTGATTGGACTTGGCCAGATTGCCCGACACATTCCGGCCAGCTTCAGCATTCACCTGTGCATTTGCCGCTACTGTTAGTTTTTTCATTGCGTTGTTAGCAGTGGTCAAAGCGGCGTTCGTCTCCATTAATACTAATTCACATTTAAAATTTAGTGGGTGGGGACTTGGGGCCTACAGCATCGGCTCCAGCAGCGGCCGAGTCGACCCAGTAGTGAGAGAGATACACAACCAGGGCGATAATCAGGGAGGAAGCCAGGAGGAAATCCTTCTGCGCATTCAGGAACAGGACCGCGTCATCTATGACCTGGATACCTGTCGGTTTCTTCACAAAGCGCGGGACAAGGTAGACTATGACGAAGTTTATAGCTATTGCGGCCCAGATGTAGTTCCAGTTCATCTCCATTACACTGTGTCAACATTTTGTTCGGGAGCGTGCTTGCTGCAGTAGTTGCCTCGGGTTGAGCGGTGCTTGCACTGGCTGCCGTTGAGGCAGGTGGCCTTGCAGATCAGGCTCGGGTGGACCACCCGCGCCGCCTTGGCCGGCTTGGCCGCCACCGCAGTCTCACTCGGCTTGGGCACGTGAGTCGTCGCGAGTGTCTTGTGCCGCTTGGCCTCCAGTTCTTGCGTGTGCTCGCGCGAGCGTAGCAGTGTGTCGGCCAGTTTTTCAGGCAGGGGGTGGCCCTTCGCCACCGCGTCGTTGTAGAACTGCTGCCAGAGGGGGCCACCCTTGCCCTTGGGGGGCTTTGCGAGTTGCTTTGCTGCGTTGCAGAGGGGGGCAGGCGCTGCCGTGGCGCGGGCCCACCCTTCCGGTATGGAAGCAAGGGGTGCGCGCCACTGGCTGTAGGTAGGGCGGAGCTTCTGGATGTCCATGGCTGTTTTGGGGTGACACGCCCAATCAACCCAGAGACCTTGACCTCGACAGGACACGAATTTTCAACATGGTGACTTAAAAATATCAATGGTTTAGTATAAAATGCAGATCTTCGTAAAGACTCTGACTGGCAAGACGATCACGCTGGAGATTGAGTCCAGTGACACTATCGCCAATGTAAAAGCTAAGATCCAGGACAAGGAAGGCATCCCACCCGATCAGCAGAGACTTATCTTTGCCGGTAAGCAATTGGAAGACGATCGGACCATGGCCGACTATAATATTCAGAAGGAGTCTACTCTTCATTTAGTTCTTAGGTTGCGTGGCGGCCATTAAACTTTTTTCAAATTCTAATGTATAGATGCCCAGCTACAAGTGCAACTGCTGTTCTAAATATCTGAATCTGAATGGGTCCATGGTGACCCTCGGTGATAGCCCTGTTAATATCGAAGAGTTTGGTGTCAGTGAGGATGGGTACGTGTCCACCTCGTTCACACCCGACCTTAAGTTTAAGCTCGGGGCCGACTATCGTTTCATTGCCCAGTCGTTCGTCCTCCTCCACGACACGTCAGGCAACGTGTATTACTTCGGGCCTTATTCTGCCGATACGTCGGGTATCACCTGGTCCACTGATAAGTTCTGCAAATGTGGCTGCGACTGTGGACCGTCCTGCACCACCTGCATCTGCAACTGCGGCTGCGGCTGCCCGGGTGGGAGCCTCCCGCAGACGACCGCTCCCTCCCCTGTACCGGAGGCGGTTGCCGAGGCCGAGCCGGTGCCGGAGGCGGTTGCCGAGGCCGCTCCGGAGCCGGAGGCAGTTGCCGAGGCCGAGCCGGTGCCGGAGCCAGTTACCGAGGCCGCTCCGGAGCCGGAGGCAGTTACCGAGGCCGAGCCGGTGCCGGAGCCAGTTACCGAGGCCGAGCCGGTGCCGGAGCCGGAGGCAGTTGCCGAGGCCGAGCCGGAGGCGGAGGTGGATGACGTGCCCGTGACTCGCTCAGCCGCGCTTATTGAGGAGGCCCTGAACGCACAGGCTGCCGATACTGGCGCCCCGACCCCTGCCGCGCCCGCAGATGGCGTGGATGAGGCGTAATTTTTTCTACATATAAAATAGATATGGGTCTTAACCCGGAATTGTTCGGTCCCTATTTTTGGGGTACCCTTCACCTCGCCTGTCTAGGTGCTAAAGACCTAGACAAGTTGCGTGAGTTTGTAAACCTTTACAAGTACGTTATGCCATGTGGTTCGTGCTGCACCCACTTTGCAGAGGTCCTCGACGAGTTGCCATTTCCAGAAAGCTCAGAGCCTCTTGTTCTCTTTGGCTGGTCAGTCGACGTCCACAACATAGTGAACCGCCGGTTGGGCAAGCCCGAACTCTCGATAGAACAGGCACTACGTATTTGGACAGAACCTAAAAAGGACTATATGATATTTTACACGTGGGCACTATTTATTCTAGCTTTGACTGTTATTTTCTTGATATTAACTAAGTAATGACCGGAGGCATCTTTCCAGGCAAGCCATTTGCTTTTAATATTAAATGTATCATTTTCACAGCTATTCTCGCGGGTGGGTACTGGTATCTGCCCCACAAGAACTTATGGGTCCTGCTTTTCCTTTTGTGGGCCCCGTACATTGCACTCGCGTGGTATGACTACGGCTACGACTGCAAGAACAAACTCGAACCAACCGTGATTCCGTTTGGTCGCCACGTCTGGCTGCCGTTCAAACCCCCGGGATACAAAGCCGAATTTGATAAACTTGAGCCGGAAAAAATTGCTGTCATGGACAAGGTAGACCACCTCACGGGGTGGACTGTACTAGTTCTAATTGCGGCGTTCGTACTAAAGAGTAAACTCTTTGCAAAGGCATGAGTTATGAACGTCTCACACATGTTCAGCATATCCTCACTAGACCTGACACCTATGTCGGGTCACTCCCTCGCGAAACCGGCAACCACTGGGTTCGCGGAGAAGCTCTCTTTGAACTTTCTTCTGTTTCTGTTTCACCAGGATTGGTGAAGATCTTCGACGAGGTCCTAGTCAACGCGATTGACCAGTGGTCCCTGCACCCCAAGAAGGTTTCGAAGATTGAAATCGTGACGGGCGAGAACTTCGTTTTCGTTCGAAACTACGGAGTATCCATCCCAATCAAAAAGCACGAAACTGAAAAGGGAACTGATGGAAAGCCCATCTGGATCCCCGAGCTCATCTTTGGGCACCTTTTGACCAGCTCCAACTACAACGACGACGAGCAGCGCGTGACTGGCGGCCGTAATGGCTACGGCGCCAAGTTGGCCAACGTGTTCAGTACGAAATTTCACATCGACATCAGCGACGGTAAGAAGGTATATTGGCAGGATTGGACCGACAACATGAGCAAGGTCGCGCCCCCAACAATCGCCACCTCGGCAGATAAGCTCTCTCCGTACGTCTCCGTCACTTTCTACCCAGACTGGGAGCGCTTCGGCGGACCGGGTGAATTTGCTAAACTCGTGGAGAAACGCGCGTGGGATGCGGCTATGTGGTGCTCCAAGACAGAGGTATATTTGAACAAGGAATTGCTGAAGGTCCCGAGCTTCGAGGAGTACGCCCGGATGCACGTCGGCGACTTGCCTCTAGCCAGGATGCACACGGACGCGTTTGACATTGTGGTGGCACACTCGAAAAGTGGAGGGTTCCAGCAGTGCTCGTGGGTCAACGGCATCTATACCTCCAAGGGTGGAAGCCACGTGGACAAGGTGACCAAGGCTCTGTGTGAAGCCATCGCCGCCGACAAGCGGTGCTCGACGCTCAAGCCTGCTCAAATCAAGGCGTCACTCTTTGTGTTCGTACGGGCCGTGGTCATCAACCCGACATTCTCGAGTCAGACCAAGGCTGAGTGCACTTCAAAGATACAGGACGTCATTGAATTGAAACCAAAATTCGTCAAGGATGTCCTGGCCACGGGTATTCTCGATGACCTGGTGTCCAAAGGGCTCTCGCTTGTCGAGAAAGAACTCAAGAAGACCGATGGATCCAAGAAGTCCCGTATTTCTGGCATTCCCAAGCTCGACGACGCCAACTGGGCCGGTACTCACCGGAGCCACGACTGCACGCTTATTATTACCGAGGGTGACTCGGCGAAAGCTCTGGCCATTGCCGGGCTGAGCGTTGTAGGTCGCAACGCATATGGCGTGTTTCCACTCCGGGGAAAGCCTCGTAATGTGCGTGACGTGTCTGTAAAGACCGTGACTGATAACGAGGAATTTTCCAGCCTCAAGAAGATCATCGGACTTCAGCATGGCAAGGTCTACAATTCTGTGAGAGAATTGCGCTACGGCCGACTCATGATTATGACTGACGCTGACCTGGATGGGTCCCACATCAAGGGCCTGGTCCTGAACATGTTCCACGTGTACTGGCCGAATCTCATTGAGCTGGGATTTGTGGTGTCCATGGTGACACCTGTCATCAAGGCGGGTAAGGTGTGGTATTTCACAGAGGAGGAGTTCAGGACTGCGCAGCAGTCCGTCGCGGTTTTCTCCGGAAACGTCAAGTACTACAAGGGTCTGGGCACCTCGACCAGTGCAGAGGCCAAGGAATACTTCAAACAGATTGAAAAGTTGACGGTCGCCTTCAATTCTGATCCAAAAATGGATGAGTCGATGGTCCTGGCTTTCGCCAAGGCCAAGGCGGACAACCGGAAGGAGTGGCTGACTCAGCACATGGCCCACACCCCACCGGGCATACCCTACGGCCACGTCAAGCAACTGTCTGTTACGGATTTCATCCATCGTGACATGGCCAACTTCAGTGCTGAGGACATCAAGCGGTCCATCCCACACGTGGCGGACGGCCTGAAGCCGAGTCAGCGCAAGGTCATTTACGCCTGCATGAAGAGGGGGTTGACGAAGGACATGAAGGTGGCCCAGCTGGCAGGTTATGTGGCAGAGCACACAGCCTACCACCACGGCGAGGCGAGCCTGCAGGGCACCATCATCGGCCTGGCTCAGAATTTCATGGGTGCCAATAACCTGAATCTCCTGGAGCCGAGCGGCCAGTTCGGAACCAGGCTAGCTGGCGGCAAGGACTCGGCCAGCCCCAGGTACATCTTCACCCGCCTAAGTCCCCAGACGAAAACCATTTTTGATCCGAATGACAATTCTATTCTAAAATTCGTTTTGGATGACGGGCAGAAGGTGGAGCCCGACCACTATCTACCGGTCGTGCCGATGATCCTGGTGAACGGGGCGGAGGGTATCGGCACGGGTTTCAGTTGCTATGTACCGCCATATGACCTGGACGTCATCAAGCACAACATAGTGTGTGGGTTGGAGCAGGTGGCGATGGCGCCTATGGTCCCTCACTTCAAGGGGTTCAGGGGTCAGGTGAAGAAAATCAAGGATCACACGTGGCAGCTGACGGGCGTCGTCACAAAGGAGGGGAGCCAACTCCACGTTACAGAGCTGCCACCCGGAAAGTGGATTCAGGACTTCAAGGAGCACATGGACGAGCTGGTCGACAAGGGCACTATCCAGAAGTTCGAGAACCATTCAACCGAGACCTCTCCCGACTTTCGCATTTGGGGCTACACGGGCACTGACGCCATCAAGGACTTGGGGCTGGTTCGGAGCGTCCACACGAGCAATATGTACCTTATTGGGCCGAACGGAGCGGTCAAGAAGTACAATAGCCCGGAGGAGATTCTGGTTGACTACATGGAGATGCGCCTGGTCGGGTACAAGAAACGCAAGGCCCACCTGCTCAAGGAGCTCGATGCCGAGATTCAGTGGCTGACGGAGAAGGCGCGGTTCATCCGGGATGTCGCTGTTACCCCACGGCTGTATGTTTTCAACACCCCACTGGCTCAGATTCACGAACAGCTCCGTCGTGAAAAGTACGACGAGCTCATCTGGCCAAAGCTGCTTGATATCAAGACTTATCAGTACACGCGTGAAGAGGTTGAACGGCTTACAGCACTGTGTCGGCAGAAGCAGTCGGAGCGTGATACCGTCAAGTCCACAACTGTGGTACAGATGTGGAAAAATAACCTGAGTGACTTGTAGATATGGACGCGATACCCGTCCAGAATGATGTTCAAGAGTCAGTGAACAACTTTTTGAATTACATAAAACGGTTTCGTCCGGACATACCACTGGACACGTTTCCTGCACAGAATGACACACCAAGTCCCGTCGGAGTGAACGGTTTTTACAAAGTCACTGGGACCAAAGAAGCGACATTCTATGCAACGACCCTTCCTCCAAATCAGACTATAACAACCGGTTGGTCAGCAACGGGCATGACCGGGATGCTAGGTCAGCTTCAAATTCTATATGCTTACTATACACCCGGTGTAGAAAACTCAGAGGGTTACACGTGGAAGTTCACGTTTCAATCTGACACCAACCAGACTATAGATGGCTATCAAAACGCGACAGCCGTAACTCTTTATCCACCAGGGGTCATACCCTACGTGTCAAGACGGCTGTCGGGGTCTCTTTATGGATACTATGTCGTAAAGGAGTCTATCCCTGCATTTTTCTTTACAGGTCCTACCCCGTTTGGCTTCACGGAAGGTTGGGTCGTGACGGGTCTTCCGACCTTGCCCGGGACCTATCAAGTTTCAGACTACAGAGAGAATATTTTTAACGGTCTTGATAAAAACGGAAACTCAACCTATGTCAACGTAGCCTATCTACAGGGTCTAGATGGTGTCGTTCCGGTGAACAATGCCACGCCCGTATATGTAAACGGACCACCCGTCGTCACACGGGAAGCCGATTTCACTTCGGCATTTATTCCTGGTAATTTTAACACCGGTGTCAACGTAGTAGTGCCGGTCGTTGAACTCAACTCGAATGTTCAAACGGGTACATATATGAATTTCAGAAACCTGAATGAAAATACCGAGCCATCGAGTGACATCAGTGGTCGGTTAGAGGAGGTGAAGAATATGGGTTTCAGCTCGGCCGCCATATTGGCCCTTTTCGCAACCGGCCCCCAAGATGAAAAACTATTCACAAAGGATCCGGATAATTCTAATTTTAATCCAAAATTCAAACAACACACGAACCATGTGATGTACCAACGTGTAATACCATTTCCTTCACCGAACCCCACCTATCAAGGTCAGGTCATCACTCTAGAACTCTTACCGACTCAACTGGGAGATTTGTTTTCTAATATGTATCTGAAGGTGACGCTGCCGACCATACCTGCTCCATATGTGACGGCGGCAAACATAGGACGGCACCTTATCAAACAGGTCGAGTTTATGATTAACGAAACGACCGTCGAGACTCTTTATGACGACTGGTACGTTATCCGGGACCAGTTGTTCTTGGATGCCGACGAGCAAAACGGGACGACGACCCTCATGACTGGTGTGGCCAATGAGGTATTCATTCCACTTGAATTCTTTTTTTGCCGAAGATATTCCCGAACAACGGGGCGACAGAGGCTGCGCAAACCATACTTCCCTATATGCGCCATGAGGAACCAAAAGATATACTTACGTTTCACTTTTCAACCAAACACGTGGTGGTCTAACGTAGCGGTTCCCAATACATTTGATATTTACCCGGTCGGAACTAATTTGTATCCAAAATTGATCACTGAAGAGATTCTTCTCGACACTAAGGAACGTCTTTACTACAAGAACACACCTCTACGGTATATAGTGAACTCCGTCAAGAAGGAGTCGTCCTTGCAATTCAATATTTCAAACCCACAGGTAAACCTTACAGCGTCATTTCCTGTGCAGACCCTCGCGTGGTTCTTTAGGAATAAAAACTACGAGAGAACCGGTGACGGCGTTTACTATGATTCGCGATACAACTATGGTTACACGACGCAATATATCCAAGCAACAACCCCGTTGCAATTTCAGACTGGAACCGTAAATTTTATAGATGTTATTACTTCAGCTCAACTGACATTAAATAATATAGATATAACAAGCACCTACCCGGGTGGACTTTACTATTCATTCAAGCAACCTATGGAGCACGCCATCTCAATACCTGCTAAGAACATATACACCTATTCATTTGGACTTACACCCAAGGAATATAATCAGGGAGGCTATCTGAACTTTTCCAAGTTGAACTCACAGACGACTACACTGACTCTTAATTTCAACACGAACTACACATCTCAACTGACGCAAGGGTACATTCTTTACGTATTTTACTATGGGTACTCTTTTCTTGAGTTTCAGAGTGGGTTTGCAAGGAGTCCTTTTGTATAAGCATGTAATCTATGATGCCATTCGTGATGCACCAGCGAATAAAGTTGAGCTGGGCCACAGTCGTCGTGAAGCCGTGAAAGTCTATCCGACTCGTCCGGCAGAAAGGGTCGAACAGCTTTTTCGAGTAGCCGTCAAGGCTCGACTTGTAGGCCACGTGGACCGTAAATATCTTACCATTGGGTGCGTTGTACGTCACGTGCTTGTTCTTCGAGTAGTTCGTAACGAACCACTCGAGCTTGCGCAGGGAGATGCCCTTGCGGTGGTCCAGAATATCGCGGAGCTGCTCCCGATGCTCTGGAACATCAAAAAATTTCGACAAGCTCGACAGTAGAAGGTCGGACTTGCTCATTTGATATCTTAATGTTCTTTTCTTTTAAGTTCCCGCCTGATGAACGCAGTAGCATTCCCGTAACACCGAATTAAACATTTTTTTATTCCCAAGGCGCTTTTACACGCTCAATAGAAGGGTGTTGAAGTACGGGGACCTGTTTCTCATGGAACTTGCAGTACCCATTCGCACATGGGGTCTTGAGGCACCTCTTCTTGCTCTTGAGGACACCCTTGCAGAACGCCACCTCCACATTGGCCGCATCCTTCATGAGGCGTTCGAGTGGGATGTCATACGTTTTCGCCACCACCTCAAGCGCACCGTTGAGCCGCAGGTTGACGCGGCGGGTCACCTCCTCTTCAATGAGCTCCAGAATTTGGGACTCCATACTAATCTAATGCTTGGAGACTTTATTGGCAAAACGATCCAGGAAAGCGCGCTTGGCCGTCATTTCGGGTTGGCTCCCAGTCTTGGCCAAGAACCGCTTGTCAAATATGGTGTCCGGTGGGATGAGCGGCTCGAGGAGGTCCTGTACTGGCTTCTTGAACTGGTTGTCGAAGTAGTACATATAGTCAATAACCAAGCTCTTTTCTTTGACCCATACCGGGTCCTCCGCCTTCTCAAACATCTTGCCCGGGCCGCGTGTTATGACGAATGACACACGGTCACCCTGCTGCGGCTCCGAACCGGGCGCCCGCTCGCGCATCTTGTTTCTGACTTCTACATGAGCCATTTTTACCTTGTATTCGGCGGCAAGCTGTTTGCTCATCATGAGCTTCTCCATGGGCACGTTCCCGTGGATGAGCTCACGGGCCGCCTCACGGGCCGCGTCGATGACCGGTCTGGGGTCGTTCGACTCGAGCACCTGCCCCAACAGTCCCTTGAGGGTCTCCCGTACAAACGGGCAGCTGTCACGCCGGACCACCTGTAGACCCTTGATGTCAATCTTCTTGAATGCAATAGCCCCCGTCTTGTCCTTTTCGTACATCTTGGCCGCGTAGCGCTTCTTGCTGTACAGAAAGTACGGGCAATAGACCTTCTCAAGCTCCAGGTCGTTCGGCGCCTTGAAGAGCTTCGTGCACTGCTCGGCCGCCTGCTCCCCAAGCTGCCACGAGTAGTCGATGGCATCCTGGCCCTTACGTCCCTGCACGTCAAACTCGACCATCACTGAATCGGTATCACCATATCTCACCTTGGCGCCCGGAAAGTTCTCCTCGACGTAGTTTTTCGTCTCATCGATCATCTGCCGGCCCCGCATCGTCACCGTTGATGCGATTGCAACGAGCGGGAGCATCCCCTTCGAGGCCCCCGTGAAGCCATAGATGGAATTCATGCTAATCTTGTAGGCAAGCTGCTGACCGTTATAGACCGCCTCCATAGGCGTCCCCTCAAACTGGGCCATCAGTTTCTTAGCCTTTTTACGGAACATCTTGAGATCCGTGAGAATAGACGGGAGCAAGCTCTGGACACCCTGTGCAAACTTGAAAGGGCCGAACGTCTCGTACTCGATGCCCGGCAAGTTGTCGTACTTGGGGTCCATCACGAGCGTCGAGTAGCACAAGTTGTGCGCGCACATGATGCTCGGGTACAGACTCGCAAAGTCGAGCGCAGTGATAGGGCCATAGTAGGCGCCCGTCTGTGCGTCGAGGACCGTCGCACCTTGGTACCCATCGTCGGCCCCACCCACCGTCCCTGGTGGCCGGCGGAACGTCGGGATGATAAAGTTGAGCTCCCGGGCCTTTTTAGCCATCTGTGAAAACACCTTGATTTGCTGCCCGCGCTCGCTCAGGAAGCTCATCGGGACCCAGCAAGCCTTGGCCATTTCAACCAGGTTCTGAATCTGGCACAACTTGTGCAATAGGCTGTGTGGCAGCTCCGTATCCTTGATACAGTACTCGGCCACTTCACCAAGCTTGTCAGGGTCACCCTCTGCAAAACGCGAAAATATCTCTTTGACCGGCATGTCATTCTTCTGATCCTTGAGGAAATGCTTTGAGACATTGTTCAGCGAGTAGCTCTCGAGCTTGTGTTCGCGTTTGACATCCTGAAACAGGTCAAACACGTACCTGCCCTTCATGGGCACCATCTTCAACTCGTTGTTGCCGAGTGCACTTGAGCTCAAGTTCTTCTTGACGAGATCTGCTAGTGAATCCTTCACACGGCCCCACACCGGGCTCAACCCACAATGAAGCGTCGCCCGTACGATCAGAAACTCCAAGTCGAACCCGAAGATGTTCCATCCGGTAATGATGTCCGGGTTTATCTTGTGAAGATACTTATCGAACGCCTTGAGCAGGTCTCGCTCCGTCTCGAACGACTCCACATCGGGCCCGGCCGTCTGCTTGAGACACAGGCACTTCCGGTCGACCCACTCGTCACTACCGAAATCCTTGGTCGTCATGCCAATCTGAAAGACTACGTCACGTGGGTTCATGGGACTAGGAAAGGCCCCGGTGCTCGAGTAACACTCAATATCGAACGACATGATGCGCAAAGGAGCGATGTCGTCCCGCTCCACCGGCTTGATGTTGCGCCAGTTGGGCTGCCACAGATTCAGCTCGCACGTCGTGTCCACGTCACGCTCACACGTGTCGGTGTCGAGCCAGCCAGTCGAACGGATGCCAGTCACATGCATAAACTTCAACACAGGGTCGATATTGGCCTCATAAACACGACACCCATGCGTGTCGATCCATTTATTGTTATCGATGGCCCATGCAAACCCACGCATGGCCCGGTGTGACTTGAACTTTGCCAAAACGAACTGCTCATCTTGTCCATTCTTAAAACCCCATAGATCCTTCGCCTGACGAATCTCCGTGGTACAGGCACCATGGGCCTGTGCGAATGATGCGATATCCCGAGCTTTCCCTCGAGGTGGTTTTACATAGAACGAAGGTTCGAAGTTCGTACTGAGGGCCACAGATTTGCCATCGGCACTGCGGCCGAATATCCTGATGACAAATCTGTCGTCCTTGTCTTCGCCATCCCAAGCAACAGCTTGGAACACGGCCATAATATTTTAGTGGTTTAGATCTCTAAGTCACAGCAGAGAGGCGCCTTTGGTCTGTATGAACGCACCGAGCGCGATGCCGATGGTGTTCCACACAATGTCCATAGGGTTAGATATTCCAACAAAGTGCTCGAAAATTTCCCAAAATAGACCTATCCACCACAAGAGTATCCGCTTGTCTGGGAAGAGATAAGAGCCGAGAGCGAAGTAACCTATATGAGACGCGTTCCACCATGTGAAAACGCGAGGGCCGTACTTGCGGCCCTCGTCTGAGATGTTACGCGTAATAAACAAGAATAATTCATTTTTTGATTTAAAGTCTATGATGGGCAGCTGCAGGAATCTTTCAAAATGCAGACAGCAAATCCACACCGATACCCACCCCAAAATGAGGTAGTGTACGAGTGTGAATCGCTCAAGAGTCAATTGCTCTCGAGCGATCTGCTCCATCCTAATTTAGGATCAGAATTAAAGTCCAGTGGAACCAAACCCTGCAGAGCCACGGGTCGTCGGGTCGACCAGACCTGTGTTCTCCGAGGCAATCTCTACCACGTCAACCACCGTGTAATTCTCGAGGATGAGCTGAGCAATCCGGTAGCCCGGACGGATCACGAAAGGCTGAACGAGGTCAGTATTCTGCAGGACGACCTTCACCTCACCAGTGTAATCCGGGTCGATGACGCCCGCGAGGGTGTCGAGGCCGTGCTTCACGGCGAGTCCAGAGCGTGGAGCAACGCGTCCGTAAGTTCCCGGCGGGAGCTGAACTGAGATGCCAGTGGAGACGACACACCGGCGGCCTGGAAGAACAACATAGCTGTCAGTGCTGAAGAGGTCATAACCAGCGGCGTCGGCGGACGCGCGAACTGGGAGCTGAGCAGATGGGATAAGCTTTGTGACATGAAGCGCCATTGTAACATACTAGCTTATGATTGCTTTAACTATTAATTCATACTACACGTGTTTCTGTTAAAGTCGTGGGACCTGTATACTGTAGAAATGGCATTCAAGTCTCTCCTGTTGGACATCGATGGCGTCCTCGTTCGCGACAAGGCGCTTATGAAACACGTCAAGGACAACTGTGTGGCCTATGTGCAGTCCAAGCTGCCCGAGTCCAAGACGGCCAAAGAGACGAACCGGATCCTGTACCTTTCTCACGGACACACGGCTCGAGGGCTCCAGACCGTCTTCAATATTGACACGAGTGATTTCAACGAGAAGGTCTATGACAAAAAGGTCATGGATCACCTGTGGTCGGTCCTGTCCGGTGCGGAGTTTCAGCAGGAAGTCAAGGAGATTCATGAACTTACGCGCCGTGATTGGAACGTCACCCTTTTTACGAACGCACCCCAGATCTGGGCACAGGCTACAGCGATGGCCATCGGCGACACCGTCGGCTACAGGTGCCCTGGGAGCGACGTCACAAAGTCTCCCCTCAAGCCTGAGGCTGCGGCGTACAGCCAGTTTGATTCGCATCATCTCAACGTCTACGTGGATGACTCTCTGAAGAACATTGGCGCGGCGCGCTGGCTCCCGAACTGGAAGCCCGTATATTACAACGAAGGACCGAAGGATACCGACTTGTGGTGCCCGACGGTCGGGTCCATCTGGGAACTCATGCTCTTCGTGAACACCATTGACCACCAGATTCTGACTTATCATTCGGAGTAGTCTATTTAAGAAAAAGCAGACTGTAGTAGTATGAAGTTTATAGCCCACCGTGGCAACACGAACGGGCCAGTACCGAGCCTCGAGAACAGCCCCGGATACATAAAGGATGCTCTCGATTCTGGATTTGAATGTGAAATTGACGTGTGGTGGCGGAACGGCTGGTGGCTAGGTCACGACCAGCCAGAATACGAAGTCCCGACTAGTTTTTTATTGCAAAAAGGCCTCTGGATCCACGCGAAGGAACTAGACGCCCTTGAAAGGCTGCTTATTTTAAGGGTGAATTGTTTTTCCCACGACGAGGACCCGTACGTCCTGACAAGTCATGGGTACATTTGGGCTTATCCAGGGTCTCGACTTTCGCAGCAGACCATCTGTGTCATGCCCGAACGGGCGGTGTATCTTCCAGGTGAAAAATACTCAGCCCTGGGTATATGTTCAGACTATGTCGCACTCGAGTCCGAGTCTTTTTCTAAATATATGGTATGACGGGTGCCGCCATTCTATTGGTTGTACTCGTGTTGCTCATCACCCTGTGGATACTGTTCCCGCGCGTCAGGAAGGTGGTGCGGGATGCCCTGCCGGTCGAGATGCGCCGCAGCCCTGTGCACGGCCGGGGCATGTTCGCATGTGATCACATTTCAAAGGGCACCATCATCGAGCGGGCGCCCTTGATTCCGTTCGACCGTCAGACCGACCTCACGGACACGTCTTTCATAAAACGCTACGATATCCGATACAAGGATAAGTATGCCGTCATGCTTGGATACGCATCTATATACAACCATAGCGACAATAACAATGCCATCTGGGACTTTGAAACGGATGATGACGTTATTTACATCAAGGCAACTCGCGACATTTCACCCGAAGAAGAGGTGTTCGTAAACTATGGCCCTAACTACTGGGTAGGGAATATTTCGTCGGAGCAGAAGGTCTAAATGTTATCATCGAACGTCTCCGTTAGATCATCCCAAATATCCCGTGTCTTCTCGAAAAACTCCCTGGCAATCTCCTGCTCCTGGCGGCCCGCCTTGCGCAGAGCCACGTGAAACTCGTGTAGGTTGGCTAGACGCTTCGTCTCGGCAATCTTGCGCGCCCGAACCAAGCGCTTGGGCAGACGAAATGCCGGACGGACAGGCTCGGGAGCGCATGCACGGATCATCAACATTGAATGTAATAGGGTTTTTCCTTTTAAATAGTGTAGAGCTTCTGAAAAAAACGTGTGATGCCCAGCCCTGCCGGTGAGGGTCAATTTTCATTTTAAATTGAAAATGGCTAGCCAGTCGAAGCGTTCGGCAGCTTGCTCAAAGGCCCATAATGGTATGGCCGCCCGTGGCCAACACACCACGGACGATAGTACTGGATCTGAAAAGCGGCTCGTCACGGCAGCCCTGAATGTCAAGGCGGCCCTAGAGGCCAAGGGTCACAGTGTTGAATTCAAAACCAAAATTGAATACTGGGACATCAAGCAACACTATCACGTGGAGACCGGTTCACCCGCACCAACCGATGAGGACCACAGAATCTCCATCAAGCCCGATGGTGGCGTCTTCATTGTTGATGGCAAGGTGGTTGGTATTTTTGAGGATAAATTCGAGGGTACGGCCGACCTGCCTCAAAACAAGGAGAAGGGGTGGGCGGGTGGTTCCACCATTGACCGGACGGCCAAGAATCTGAACGTCCTGAAAATGTACTGCACGGGCAGTGGTGTCTTCCCGTATGTAGTTTTTGCCCATGGATGCAATTTCCATCCGAAATTGACAGTCTACAAGCGGCTCGAGGGGATGAACCACGGGTACCCATGTGATACCCTCATCTGTGAGCCGGGCAAGAATTTAGAGTCAGAATTCGAATTGATGGTCGGCCGAATCACTCCCGAGTCCGTGCGACCGCGGGGCCCCAAGGGTCTGGAGGTGGCCACCATCCTGATCAAGACCCATGCTGCTCGCGGCGAGCACGCCATGGACCATGGAGCGAGCGACTGGACCGTCACCGAGTACCAGCGCATCATCGAGAAGACCGTGCAGGCTGCTATGCCCACCGAAGACGACTTTGCTGCAGCAACCTTGCTGAAATTGGTGTAATTAAAGCTAGAACCCGTATAACATATATGTCTCAGGGATTCGTCTTCCAACCCATGTACACGTACCTAGGCAACAAGCGCAAGCTCCTCGAGGGCATCGAAGATGTGGTCAAGCAGGTCAAGACGCGCGTTGGGAAGGAGCGGCTGTCCATTCTGGACGGATTTACAGGGTCGACAGTTGTCGCGCGTATGCTTACCCGCCACGCGTCAGAGCTCCACACAAACGACCTCGAGTTCCATTCGTACGCTGCCGCCAAGTGCTTCCTCGAGCAACCTGACGAGAAACAGAAGGCCCAGCTCAAGTTCCATATAGACGATATGAATTCCATTATAGAATTCACTCCGGGTATCGTGACGGAGATGTATGCTCCACAGGATACCCAAGACATCAAGGTTGGGGAGCGGTGCTACTTCACACACGAGAATGCACTGCGTATCGACACGTGGCGCAAGTACATCGAGGACCACGTGGAGGAGGATGCCAAGTTTTGGTGTCTATGTCCCATCCTAATCCAAATGTCTATCCACGCAAACACGATGGGCCACTTCAAGTCGTTCATCAAGGACAAAAACAACATCGGAGCCTTTTCTGCAGGGAAGCGTGTGACTGATCCCCTTGTGCTCGAGATGCCAACGTGGCATGACCAGCCCTGCCAGGTCCAATGTCACAATATGGACACGAACGCGCTCCTCAAAGATATGCATGAAAAGGGCCAGAAGCTCGACCTGATTTACTACGACCCACCCTATAACCAACACGAGTATGCGGCCTTTTACTTTTTGCTGAATGTTGTCGGGAATAACGAGCGGCCCACGGACGTCAACGAAGTGACGGGCCTGCCAAAAAAGCGCGTCAAGTCCGACTACAACTACAAGGCCAAGGCCATCAAGGCTATGGAGGAGCTGATTGCCAACTCGACCCGGGTCGCAGAGTACACCCTAATATCTTATAACGACGAGGGGCTGATTGGTGCGGACGACTGGAATAGCCTACTCCAGAACTACACGTTTGAACGGTTCGAGCGGCAGTACCAACGCTACACGGGACGTGGGACCGAGACGGGCAAGGGACGAGGTGAAGTGGTGGAAATAATGTATCTCATTAAAGCTCAATAAACAAACACAACCTTTTCACCCAACTCAAAAATGGCCTTCATCTTGAAGATGAGCTTGTCGAGGACCTCCGGTTTGACACGGTCGAACGCTTGGGTCTTGTGAAGGTCATCAAAGACAGCCAGATCCTCCTTCATAAAGACCATGGGCTTGTTTCGCCAGTGCAGGACGTCAGCGAGGCCTGCGTCGTAAGCCTCGTTGAACTCCTGTTGGGTCTTAAAGACCCTGTCTTGATACATACAGTTAATGAAACTATAGACGTCGTCATCTTGAAACTCGCCAAGCTTGTTCCGCCACTGGGGCAGAGCAAAGTCCACAAGCTTGCGCTTGGGAGCGTACTTGACGGGCAAGGAGGCGAACTTGACGGTAGACATTGTTAGTCGGCCCGGGCCTTCGTCGTTTGCTTCAGACATCGCCCCAATTTTTCAAGGGCCCTGTTGAGATGGGCGCCTGTAACCACCATCAGAATAAACGCAATACCAGTGAGGTACACGAGACCCTTCAGCTCATCATACATTGTTTAATGAGGCGCGTTTGTCCTTATTTGGGTAGGACGCCACTGAAAAAATTCGCGTCTTCTCACAGTCTGACTAGTGTATACGAGATTCTCGGAAAATGAAAGTCTATGCAAAGGTCCTGGCGGTCATCGTGGCGTCTCACTGCGTAAGATGGGCCGCCGAGTACGCCTATTTTACGCAGTGTGCCGGATTCTGGAACTCCATTTTCTCATGGAACTCACCCACGTGCATCGGCCTCCGGTGGGTATCTGATTCGGTCGTGTCGAATATGGTTCGAATTATAGGAAGTTACGCGGTCATCGCATTGAACCAACTTGGCGCCCCTGTGTAATTCACTCACGCTTTTACCGAACGCTTTGCCTCCCGGGCCCACCTGGCCTCGAAGTTTTTGCGTTCTATGTACTTACTAAGTTCCGTCCAGTTGTTCTGATTCATATTGACCGCACGCGTCCTCCGGTACTCCTTGCGCGCCTTGGCCGTCTTAAGCGCGTTCACGTTGCGCTTGGCGGCATTCAGTGCTGACGTGTTCTTCACGGGGCTCGCAGACTTCTTATTAGGGCTCGGGCTCTCCAACTCATTCGCCTTGTTGGGACTCTTGAACTGAGAGTTGTTCCAGTTGCGAAGAATCTGTCTATTATCACTGCTGAGAGCAGTCCAGTACTTTTCAAAGTTGGACACGAGTTTGGTCTTACGCTTGGTTGCCGGGCTTGCACTCTTGGGCGGCGATGGCTTCGCCACCGACTTGCGCTTGCCCTTGTTCTCAAACGCGTTGTTCGCGAGCCACTCACCCTTGTTGCGCCAGTGCATGAGGACCTTGCGTTGGGGCATGGACATTCCACGCCACACCAGTGAGTACTGGTGCCCACGCACAGCCTTTCCACTGGTAGAAAACTGGTTCAGATGCTTTTTGGCGTTGGCAAACGTATACTTGGCGGGCGACGGCTTGGGCGCGGGTGCCACCTTCTTGAACTTTGTTGCGAGTTTATTCATAAAACTATTAAGGTCATCGTTTCTGATCCCGTACCCAGCATTCTTTAAAGCCATTATATTCTTGTATCCGTTGTTCGAGCTCGTCGCCTTATTCACAAGTGCATTCATAGTTGCCCAGTTTAGATAGGTGACATTTCGGTGTTTGGTCCGGGCCCACTTGCGCTTGAGGGCTATCCGTTCGGCTGGTTTAAGATGTGTAAAGTATTTATTGCTGACAAGTCTCCGGCCCAAATTAGGTGACGTGAAGTTCATTCCGTATATGTCGGGAGTCTTGGTCTTGTACTTCATGAGGCACGCCGGGCCTATGTGCTTCACATAGTCTTTCCGGGCCAACACGTGAAACGCGATGCTATAGTAGTTTATCTGACCTCCCTTGAAGAAGTTGTACAGGTTGGCAACGTTATTATCGAGAGTGGCCTTCAATTTCGGCCAGTCCCAATAGTCGCACTTGAAGACCTTGCGCTGATTTGAATCGTAAATGTATCCGTTGCCGTTGCACGTGTAGCCAGCGACCGCGTGGTACTTGTGCATCTGGGAACTTTTCGCTTTGCTGTTTCCAATAACTATCGAAGAGCACATGAGGGAGTAATCTGGGTCGTTCACAACGAACCCGGGGGTCGCACTTTCCATGTAATTAGATCCTTTAGCCTTCACAATAATGAACTTGGGCTTCTTGCGATGATCGAAATCAAGCTTCCCGGCTTTCTGGGACGCATCGAATTCCACCACCAAAAAGTCTTTATGGGACTTGACAGTTTCGTTCATCTCTTTGAACCCCACGTGACCAAGGATCTTGGTAATCTCCTCTTGGGGTTTGCCTCCTAGCGCACCCCCACCCTCGCGGGCAACCGTTCCCACAAGGCTCATGCCCTTGAGCATCTCGACTGACCTTCCCGTCTTGAGTGACTTGGCTCGCGGGCCTGACATGAAGCACAGGTACTGGTCAACGAATTTCCAAAAGTAAATCTTTTTCACCTTTGTAAGGTCTTTTAACGGGCAAGGTGCGTTACTCCCGTCCTGAAAGTACTCCTTTTCCTTCTCTGTAAGTTTGTTGTAAAACTCCTTGAGTTGTGCATAAAGAATCTTCTGTCCACCCTCAGAGAGTATAAACCCGTTGAGGATGGAGTAGAACCAACAGGTCCCTGCGGTCTGTATGGCTCCCAACTGGCCGCAGCCGTTGTTGCTCATTACTATTATAAAATAATAAAATTCTCAGTTCAGCTCACGTACTTGGCATCATCTTCGACCTGCTTCACAATGCGAGCCACGCTCTTGAGGCGCCTTTCGAGGCACCCCAAGAGAACAAATGTGTAGATTGCGACTGTGCCCACAAAAAACACAAGGCCCTGAATTTCCATTGAAAAATTAGGCGTCTATGCACTTTATGTAACGGTCATTAAATGGTATCCCGTTGAAACGGGTCGTGGCGGCGCACGTGTAGGCCCCCATGTTCTCCCATGTGATCCAGGACCCTAGGTCAGTCCCTTCCGGCAACTCATACTCCTTGTAAATGACGTCACCACCATCGCACGTGCTCCCGAATATTGTTCGTTTGATGGGTTGTCCCTCAATTTTGTTTCCTAATTCGTCACGGACCTCCTTGACTTGGGGTGCTGCGTGATCGAACAGGATGCAGTTGAACGCTCCGTAGAGGCTCTCGCTGATCGTGAGGCCCGAACCCTTGGTTCCGATGACGGGGGTGTGCAGCTCCATTACACGCTCGACAAAAAACCGTCCCGGTTCGGCAATCAACTCGATGCCCTTAGGGGCCTTGATGGTTTTGGGTAATCCGTGGGTGGCCGAAAAGCCTCCACCAATATCTATGATGCGGGGGTCGTACCCGTGTTTCCGCGCCAGTTTCAGGGCCCGGGTGGCGGTTTTCACCGCGTTCCCAAAGACCTTCGGACTCGAAGCGAACGATCCTACGTGGAGGGACACGCCAACCACTTCAAGACCGAGCGTCCGGGCGGTGAACAGGAGCACGTCCCATTCGTGTTCCTCGGCTCCGTATTTAACACCGAGGTTACATCTGGCAGATGGATCATCTGCCCGAATTCTCAAAAAGAGTTTCATTTCAGGAAACTCAGCCGCCATCTTTTTGAGCTCGCACACGCTATCAAACGTGGTCCGCGTTATTTTATTCTTTTTTGCAAAGCGGATATCCTCAACACGTTTGCACGGATTTGCATAAAGAATTCGCTCTGGCTCAACCCCCAAGTCCAGGACCTGTTGTATTTCGGCCGGACTTGCGCAGTCAAAGTTAGAACCCATCTTGGCTAGGGCCTCAACAATGGCCGGCGTTGGGTTACATTTCACCGCGTAATATGGTTTAACGTTAGGGAGAGCCTCGGTCCACTCTTCGTACACATGCTTGAGTACTGAGAGGTTCAGAGTGTAAAAGGAATCTTTGAGGGATTCCGAGGGGCCAGTGAAGACCCCAGAGCCGACCATCAAGTGGTACTTGTCCTGGAGAAAAAAAACGTGTCCTCTCTAGCTCAGGGATGGGCCGCTCAAGGTCAAACCACCCAAAAACGAAAATGGACCGCATCTTCATCCTCGACCGCTCCGGCTCTATGGAGACTTGCCGCGACGACACCATCGGTGGTTTCAACGCGTTTGTTGACAGCCAAAAGCAGTTTGGTGGAACCATTACCCTTATCCAGTTTGACCACGAGTACACTCTGGTCTATGCCAATAAGCCCATCGCGGAGGTCGAGCCTATGACACGTCAGACCTTTGTTCCGCGCGGTTCTACGGCACTTCTGGATGCCATCGGTCGGGCCATCAAGGAGTGCAAGACCCAGACCGTCCCTACTGTGATTATCCTGACGGACGGTTACGAGAATGCCAGCCACACGTACACCAAGGCGCACATTAAGGATCTCATTACCGAGCGCCAGAAGGACAAGTGGGACTTTGTGTACCTTGGGGCCAACCAGGACGCCTTTGCCGAGGCGGGCTCCCTCGGTATCGCCCCTACTGCCACTCTCAACTACGACGGCAGTAAGACCCCCGAGGTGTTCCGGGCTCTGAGCGCCGCCACATCTGCCCGTGCAACGGGAGAGACCCAGACTGTCGACTTTACACAGCTTGCTCCGGCTCATGCCGCGCAGCTAGGAGCAACACCTTAAGGTGGAGCTGCTGAAACGTCCCCGTATTCTCGATGACGTGCGTGGTCTCTAGGGCGTCTATGTGATCCTCTTCTTGCAGCTTCAGACATTCTGGCCGTGTAATTTTAATAGTAATTCCTCCCAAATTATGAATAGCGTCTATTTCGTACTGATATCTCACGTCGGGGATGACTATAGAGTCGCCACGCCAGTCCTCGAGCATCCTCTTGACGAAAAAGTCTTCTGTTGTAAATTGTTTAGTATTTTGGGCCATATGTATCATAGCCTGTCTGGGGCTGATGCCCCAGCGCTCGTCGACCACATCCTTAATGCGTGACTCGATGGCATTATCACACCAGCCATAAAGGGCCTTACAAGCCTCCTTTATGGGTTGTGCGAACCGGACAACCCGGTGACTCGTGGAAAAGACAACAGCTGCCCTGTCCTTTCCCGCACCGGCCCGTCCTACAAATCATATTATTTTTGGAACCATATGTATTCAAGTCTACTTGGTTTTAAGCAGCTGAGCAAGAGCCGCCAGCTGGTTAGGCGCGAGCGCAGCCGTCGCCGGAGCAACGGGGGCCGTCAGCGACCCCGCCGCGGAACTGGGGGCCCCACCGACAACCACGGTGGCACCCTTGCCCTTGAACGCCATGGCCGAAGCCACGGATGAGAAGAGGACCATGGCGATACCGCTGAACAGCATCAGCATTGTGAAGTTATAGACGTTCTTGTCGGGAGTAGGCTGGGCCTGAATCATCTTGAGGGTAATGGCTGACTGTGCGATGATGAACACACCAATCACAAAGACGAAAAACAGCGTAGCGGGGTGCATTATTATCTTACCAATATTTTTTGGCCAAGGACCCTTTCAGTTTGCCGTATGGCCGCCTTGAGGTTCGGCTTGCTCCAGAGGATCCATCTGGACCAGAACCCGGCCGTCTTGGCCCCGGAACGGGTCCAGTTTTCTTTCCGCGCGTGCCGTATCAGATACCGCCTCATACGCTCTGGATCCTTGTGCCGGGTATAGTCCGAATAGCCCCTGGCTCCAAACCGTACTGCCACACCGTTTGGGAAGATGGCGACGAATTTATGTTTTGAATTGCGACCTCTCATCAAGGTGACGGTCATGGTCTGATGCTAATTTTGATTGAGATATAAATCAGTAAGGCCATGATAATCACGTTAAAAACTAGGTACCCTGTAAGGTAAGGGAACGCCGTGTCCCGAATTGCGTTATTGTCTAGTATCATATTTAGAACTTGCTTCGTAAGGGACTCCTCTGTGTCATCATCTGACGCCATGGATCGCTACCTTAAAAAGCCCGTACAAAAAACTGAGAGCGCGTTTCTGCAGGTGCTGTCCGAGTTGGGCCCGGCCGTGTGCGTCATCGGCAAGACGGGTATCGGCAAGACGCACGCCATCCGAGCTGCCCTGAATCCCAGGGTCGAAATAACGTCCGAGATGCTAAAGAGCAAGCAGGACACTTTGGATTTTTTGAATAAAATAGATGGCACGAACCTCCATGTTTTCATCGATGAATATGAATGTGTATGTGAGCTGGTCGGACTTAGGGAGATTACTAAACCTCCTACAACTGGCCTGTTGGTCATAGCGTCGCAGATATTGGTCAAGATGGATATGGCTTTGAACATCTATGAGTTTCCCGTACCAACTGCCGAACAACTCAAGGCCATCGCGCCCGGCGCCAGTGACGATGTGATTGCGGAGTCGGCTGGGGACGTCCGGTGGGTCCTACAGAGTTTGAATTTTAAATCAGAATTCAAGGATGACTTCAAGTCTCCTCGTGAATTCTTAACTTCATTAGTCTCGCGCGTGAGTACCGTTAACCCGGTGGCGTTCATAGGACAACCGGCCAGTGAGCCCGGGAACATGGTTTCAATTTTGAATGCGAATTACACAGATTCTCCTAAGATTGACCACGCGAAGGTGGCCGACCTGTTCAGTATGGCTGATGTTATAGAGGAGAAGGTCTATTCGGGAGTCTGGGAACTCATGCCCTATTTTAACCTGCTTGGGTGCATCTTACCAGCCGTGGAGATTGGTCATACGCTCAGCAGCAACCTCAAACCGGGTGTGACGTGGACCAAGTATCAGAACATGTGTATGCGCCGAAAGCGCATCAAGTCCATGTTCGAGCGGGTCCAGGGGCGCAACCTCGATATGGACGCGGCCCTTCTCATCCGGAGTATGATTGAAAAAAACGAAGCCGAGGCTATAGAGCTCATGAAGGAGTACGGATTCCAGAAAGAGGATGTGGATATTCTGAACCACCTGAGTTACACAAACAAGATAAAAGCAAAGACCGTGAGTCAAATCAAGAAATGTGTGAGTGCTGCACAGAACCAGTCGAAGAGTTCGTGAAGGTCCAGGGGTCGGACATTTACTTTTACTGTGATGTCTGTGAGGCGACGGTACTGGAGCTCAATATGAAGCTGAAAAAGCTTGAGATTGAGCTCTTGAAGAAGCACCTGGAGATCGGGCTGGACCGCATTCGCCCGGAGATTCGCATTTGGATCCGTAGTGACGGGGGTGACATGCACGCTGGTTTGAGTGCCATGGACTGCATCAAGTCAATCCGTCGCTGCAAGGTTCGAACCATTGCTGACGGCGTCTGTTCGTCGGCAGCCACTTTCATACTCCTAGGAGGCCGGACCCGTTACATGACCAAGAATTCGTTCATACTAATTCATCAACTGAATATGGACGGAACTTGGGGGAAGTACGAGGACTACAAGGACCAGATGCAGAACCTCGACAAGTTTATGGATCGTTTTCGCGAAGTGTATATGGAAGAGACTCGAATTCCAGAACAAAATTTAAAAAAGTTACTCAAACGGGATCTCTATATAGACGCCGACAAGTGCATCGAGTGGTTCGTAGTTGACAAGATTTGGAAGTAGAGACCGAGTCCGTAGGACTCGTGATCCGTCAAGGGATCTCAACTGCTTCACTCCTCCTTGGGGTCCTCCGCCTGCACCTCCTCAACGACGACTGGCGCCGCGGCCACCACTGGCGCCTTGGGGACCTCGGAGTTGATGATGTTAGGAATCTTGATGGCTCCACTCTGGAACTTCTCGGTGAACTTCTTGTACAGTACGTAACCTACAATTACGATAACAATAACAGCAACAATGTTGAAAAGGTTAAACGGGCTCTGGGACTTTATCTCCTCAATGACTGAACGTTTCACGTGATCCACGACAGGTGCAGTCATTTAGTAAGAATTCATGTTTTTTCACAGCCAGGCTGACGCAAACTCTGTTCACGCAAGGTGTAATGATGGAGGTCGAAGCGAGCTGGGCCATCTTTGACCAACTTCGTCCCAAAGATGAGGTCCTTACCGTAGACAGTTTCTCCTTTTATATTTGTTCGAACTGTGGTTCCACAAAGACTTATACAGATGCGGGGCTGGATCTACCTACGTGTACGGGGTGTGGGATAGTCGATTCCGAGTTTTTGTCGGACGAGGCTGAATGGAACCCCAGGGGGGAGGATGGTCCAGACATGAACCGGGTGGGAGCGCCCGTCAATACGGATCACTTTTCTGCGGCGTGGGGTATGGGCACTATCATCAAGGGTCGCAATGCGGCGAAGATGGCCCGAATTCACCACCACAGTTCTATGAACCACAAAGACCGGGCGCTTTTCCATGCGTATGCTGAGCTGGACAGGATCGGCAAGGTGGTTTTGGGCCTCCCGGACAACGTCATGTATCTGGCGAAAACCAAATACAGGCAGTTTAATGAGGCAGTCCTGACCCGCGGCGCGGTTCGAAACGGTATCAAGGCCAACTGCATTTTCCAGGCGTGCCGTGAGTTTAATGTGCACCGGACCACCAAGGAAATTGCAGACGCGTTCAACATTCCAGCCAAGGACATGAGCCGGACGTTCGAAATGTACCAAGAGCAGCTTCCCGAGACCGAGGTTCACGTGACAACGGCTGCGCACATCGTCCCGCGCATCTTCAACTCCGTGACGTGCGTGCCCGAAGACGAGAAGGGCCGTGTGAAGATGAAGGTGGCCAAGTTCTGCAATGCTCTCGACGACTGCGTGGACCTCATGGGGCGGACACCCAAAGCGATCGTCTGTGCCGTCATCTACGTGGTGCTGGGTGATCTCGGGTACTCGCCGAACAAAGCTGATATTTGCAAGATTTGTGATGTTTCAGTTCCCACATTAGGTAAAATAGAAGCGATAGTCAGAGCAGAACTTAAGGATGTGAAGCTTAAGTGAACTAATGAGTGGAGTGATTCTTTTCGTATCCACGCCATGTTACGGAGGCATTTGTCTACAGGGCTATGCCGAGTCGATGCTGCGACTGCAGCGGACCTGCGCAGCCAAGGGTTGGCAGATGATGCTCGACACGACTGAGAACGAGTCCCTGGTTCACCGCGCCCGTAACTTGGCAGTGGCCCGTTTTTATCAAAAGACCCAAGCGACGCACTTCATGTTTATCGACGCTGATATTCACTTTGACCCAGACTCGGTGATTCGTCTGGTCGAGGCCAACCATGAAGTGGCGGTGGCTGCATACCCTAAAAAGTGCGTCATGTGGGACCAGGCTGAGAATGAGGTCCGCGCAGGCAACTCAACAAAGGATCTGGCCCGTGTGTCGGCTTCACTGGTCCTAAATTTCAAGGGGATGCAGACCCAAATTACAAACGGTTTTGCAGAGGTCCTCGACGGTCCGACTGGTTTCATGGTTATTAAGCGGGACGTCTTTACAAAGATGTTTGAGAAGTACCCCGAGCTGAACTGTGTGAACGACCACCAGAACCGCGACCTCGAGACGTACTGTGCGGTATTTGACTGTATGATCGACCCCACAACCCGCCGGTACCTGTCGGAGGACTATGCGTTCTGCCGCCGCTGGCAGCAGATGGGTGGCAAGATCTTTGCAGACGTCCTGACCGTCCTGGGTCACATCGGAAATATTCGGTTCTTTGGGACTCTCGAAGATAGACTTAAGGATAGTAAGAGTACTTAATCTAAATGCCTATCCTGCATATGATGGCCGTGACCAGAAATAAGTCAATTAGCGCAACGACACTACACACAATGATGAACATTCACGTACTCTGCATGCAGCACGCGACTCACCTCGAGATTCACTTTGTGGAGGACAAGTCGACCTTGCCCAAAATTATGAAGACGGGAGAGCGTGTTTTCTGGATGGATTACGGTACAAATTTGAACAACGAGGAGCTGCACAAGGTTTTGGCCCCTTTCGACAAGGGTGTTCAAGTTCTCGTATTTCCCTCCGTTAAGGAGGGCATCAACTGGGACCAGTTCACGAAGAAGACCAATGATGGGTCGACCGAGCCGGCCCATCAACGCGCGCTTACATTCGACACTGAGGTGGGTAAGAAGCTCGGGGATGCACTCTATGAATGTGAGAAGACTTCTGCCCGCGTGTGGGTCATGGATTCCAAGCCGGTCGACAAGAAGGTCCGGGGCGGCAAGGCGCCAATCAAGTTGCCACTCGATGACAATGAGGCATTCTTCACGTGTCTTAAGAATTTAGGTATAAAAATTGGTGTGGACACGAAGGCTGCGGTCGTGTGTCACTATGTTCATGAATGCTTTGGAAATATCCTCGAGGCCTCTGGAGTGCGCCTAGAGCCTTAGAGAATACAAACTTCTAATTTACATCCGAAAATGGGCCCTGAGGCCCTGCAAAAGTACTGGAAAACGGAGGATCCGTCCCGTTTTCCAGGACCTCAGCCAGTCTCTATAGAGAGAAGGCACTTTCCACTACTGCTTAAGCAGCCTTATCTCGTTTGTGAAAAGACGGATGGGGTCCGCCACTTGCTCCTCAGTTGCGAGGAGGGCGTCTTCATTATGAATCGGGCCTTCAAGACTGAACAGGTGAAGATCCGCATCCCTAAGGACACCCTTCTCGACGGGGAACTCGTCACTGCCAAGAATGGCAAGGTGCTTTTCATGGTATATGACGCGGTGGTGGTCAAAGGTGACGATCTCAAGGAGGCGCCACTCACGGCCCGGCTCGATGCCGCTCGAAAGGTTGCCAAGGCTATTATCAAAACTGCGGGGGCCCCTTTCGAAATTCGGATCAAAAATATGTCAGCCCTTGGTTCTCTACCTGATCTCGACTCGTTCGAGTACGAGACGGATGGCCTCGTGTTCACACCTGTGAATGAACCCATCCGCACGGGTACACATGAGACCATGTTCAAATGGAAACCCCGCGACCGCATCACCATAGACTTTCAGATATTCAACGGTGATCAGCTTTACGTTCAAGACAGGGGACAGCCCTATCTCGAGGCTGAGCTGCATCTGAAGCACAAGCGCATGGACATTCCTGACGGAACCATCGTGGAGTGCGGGTATAGCGATCTTGGGTGGTCCGTGGAAAAGACGCGACCAGACAAGACTTACGCAAACAACCGTAGGACATATTTTCGGACTATTATCAATATTAGGGAGAACATTCAGTTTAGTGAATTCACAGGTCTGTACCAGGCCATGTAAAACTCACCCTTCAGGTTTATAGGCCCGGGAATCTCGCGCACCGTTTCGTCATCTTTGATGTACCACTTGTCGTACCTGCGTACAAGCAGGGCGTAGTGTCCACCAAACTTGGCACCTGCGTGCAAAATACAAGCAAACAGTTTTTTACCCTCAAAGTCTGTTGGAATTTCAATTGGAAATTTGTAGTCGTACATGGAGAATGAAAATCCCAGAATCTTAGGCCACCGGGTCACGCGGGTCCTCACGGCGGCGGTCTCGTGCCGTTTACCAGCCGCATCCACGTAGCCTTCGATGCCAATAGGCTCTTCCCGGTCCTCAACGAGGTCCTTGAGTGTAGCCGGTTCTGAGACGTCGATAATTAGGGTTGTAAATTCATTCTTCCTGGTAGACATGCCCTCCGAGAATAGGGTTTCTTGGACCTCTTCACCGTTGAACAAACCCTGAATAAACTCCTTACCGAGGGATGTTTCAAATACGTCAATCATGATGACCACCACCTCCTGTGCGTCGTGTTGGCCGTGGTTAGCAAACTCGGGGAACTTGAGTCTGAATGCCCCAAGTAAGTCACTCGGACTCACGGGGTCAGTATTGTTAGACTTAAAGAGTTCTGTGACAACCTTCTGGTATTCGCGCGTGATTTCGCACCGGACATCGGAGAGGTCCGCTGAAAAAAAGTGTTTTGACAAGGGTGGGACGTGCGCAAGACACTGGATAGCAGTGTTAAAATAGCACGTGTTGCCGAGGTTGTGCAGCCCCCTCATCTCGACTTAGAGAATCTAAGCGTTTATTCTCTAACAGAAAATGGAGGTCAAGCCCGGTGCTCATGCACAGTGCCTGCCGCTCTTCAAGGCGTGGTCGCCCATCATCCGCAAGTTTCAGAATCAGCCCGATACTGAAATTGAGTTTCGTTTTGGCCGGGCAGCCAAGAAGGGGTTCGATACGAATATCGGAAAGGACACATTCGAAAATGTTCTCAAGGCTCTGATGAAGTATCAGGATTGGGAGAAGGCGACCCATTCCAAGGCTACCGTTTACTATTTCGAGAAGGACCGTCGTCTGACCATAGACGAGGAGACTGATGAGCAGATTGGCTGCGTCAAGAAGCGGGTGGCCGTGGCCGACTTTGAGCTTGGTGGTGAGGCGTTCGATCTACGGCTGGGCGTCTCGACCGAGCAGCCCTGGGAGTACGATGGGGACGAGGTCAGTACCGAACAGAAGGACAAGGAGCGTTGGTCTTTTGTTCGAAAGAATCTCTCCATCGACGTCACGGCCCTCAAGGGCAACCCTGATGACAAGGACTGCGACGAGGACACCGTGTACCAAATTGAGATGGAGATTATCAAGCCGAGCGAACTCGGGTCGGATGTCGAAGTTTTCAACCTGATTTATAAGGTTTTTGACATTATCAAGTGTGTTTGAGGTCAACTGCGTAGCAGTTGGAGTCCCGGTGTGATCACAAGTCCTACGGACTTGGTCTCTAGGCCGCACCAATCACGTGCTTGACCCATGTGTTCTTAAACTTCTTATTCACACCGGCCCGCAGTAAGTTCTGCCATGTGTAGGCATTCTTAGTGTTCAGGCCTGCGGTTATCATTGCATTCCCCAAGTTCTCAACGTTCTCGGTGAATGGAATACGGTATTTGTTATTCAGACGGGCATTCGGTTTGGGTTTCGGGGCGGCGCGGGGCTTGGCGGGCGCGCGGGCGGGTTTGTTCGGGCTTATGCGTTTGGGCACGTTAACCTTTGCTTTTGTGGGTGGCACATAGGCAGGCACCTTGACGACTTTACCAGTCGCGATGTTCTCCTTCTCGTACGCCGGGCGCCCTTGCAACCTGGGCAGCGTGACGTTGACCCAGGCCTGTGCGGTGTTCTTTATGGCCTTCTGGGTAGGGAACTTCCCCTTCTGGTTTGGGGTCGATGCGAAGTTCACGAGGGTCTTGCGGAAGTTTGCGTGGTAACTGTTTGGCAGCCAGTTGGGGACTTGCAATTTTGAATTAAAATTCTGACGGATCAGTTCCTGTCTTCTGCGGATGACCGTGGTCCGGGAAAATTCCTTGATGGTCCGGTTGATATTGGCTTTCTTATGGTTACCCTTGGCGGTACTTGGAAGGGCGTTAATCAGCTTTTGAAGGTTGGCCTCGTTGCCATTGCGATAGTAGTTGCCCATGGCGGTCACGAGTGGACCCTTGTACTGGTTGGCCCGGAAGCTGTTCTCCAATTCTGCAGCAAAATTGGCCAAGTTACCCAAGTTGGAATTATTTGAACTGACGGATGATGGCCGTGCAGGGCTCGGCAGTGCGGGCTTGGCCTTGGCCTCACTCAGCAACCCGTACATGGCCTCGTAGCGGCTCTTGTAGGGCAGTGCATTGAAGTTGGCCCGGTTGTTTGCAGGTACGATGGCGTTGATAAGGGCATTCCGCTCGTTGGCCGGGAATGTATTCCAGGCTCGGGTCGTCTGGGTCTTGCCTATCGTGCGCTCGATACGGTAATTCAGGCCAAACTTGTACTTGGTGTTTCCTAATTTTAAATTGAAATTGCGTGAAGCCCGGACAGCACCAGCCTTGCGCTGAATGTAGGCTATGATGGTCCCGGGAGCCATCTTGGCGTTGACCTGAGCGATACCCAGGTTACGGGCTATCGACAGGAGCTCGGCCTGTGTGAGGCGGGTCGCCTGGCGGCCGTTGACGCGCAGGATACCGTTCAGACCCATCTTCACGTTGTGGTTCGGCATGGCATTCACGGTCACATTATTTCCAATCTTGAATATCTCACGGACGGCCGCCGGGATATTGCGTCCAGCCTTTTGGTAGGCCGCAACAACCGTTTTCCGGCCAGACGTGACGCCTGCCGGAACCTTGTACCAGTAGGGCTGCTGACCCGGGCCGGGGCGGACGTAGAACCCAGGCTTGGTGGAGTTCCAGCTTGGGGCGCGCCGGTTCGCCACGCCCGAATAGGCCTTCTTGTTTTCTGCGGGCTCATCGAGTGAGGCCCCTGCGTTTCGGAATATCTTCTTGGTCGACTCGGGGATATTCTTGCCGGCATTCCTGAAAGCCTTGAGCACCTTGGGGGCGATGGGCTTGAGGTCAACCTCGCTCTCGAGGATGGCCGGTCCGTTCTGCAGCTGTCTGTAAAACTGATACGGATAAAGACGGGGCTGGCCGTTCGTGCCCGGGCGAATGTAGTAGCCCCGCGGAACTGGGCTCACAAGCGCGTTCCACGAACCGGCGGATGGGTACCGGGCTGCCAAACGGGCCTTGTTGTTTCCAGCCTTTGTCGGTGCGAAGACAAACTTCTTACCAAAGTTGAAAACGTAATTGGGCCGCCCGCCATACTCGGTGAAAATCTCCAGAAAGAGCTGCTTGGGCACCTCGAGGTCCGCCAGGTTCTTTATGCCCGAAAACAGCACGGTGCCATTCTCGAAAAACTGATAAGTAAACTTGGGCTTGGCTAATTTAACTGTTAAATTCTTGAGGCCTGTCGCCTTTATTTCCGGCTCATAGTTGAATGAAGCCTTCGACGCGAGCATGCCTTTGGGAAGGGAGTTATTGATGACGTCAGCCAGATCCTCAAGGCTCAACTTGTGGTTCAGACTGAACTTTCCATTGATAGTCTTGAACTCGAGTTTGGCGTCGCGTTCACGTGCGGTGATCCAGCCATTCTTGTGGCACCACTGGAGAGCCAGCTCAACCTGCTCCATGTTGCCCGAACCACTCACACGGACCTCGTCCTTCGAGAGCAGGATGGTCAGCTTGCCGCGCTTGGCCGATACGAACTTCACGCCAGACTCTTCACCGACCCACTCCCCTCCAGTGTAGCGAACCGTTGGCTTGTACGACAGTGACGTGTATCCAGCAATCTCCTTGAAACCCTTGGGCGTCAGCTCGAGGACATCTGAGATGTCCACACTGGCCTTTATGCTAGCTATGAAAGAGACTATAGTCGACTTGCTGAACTTGATATCGGCATTTTTCGTAGCGGCTCTGACGGCCATGAGGTACGCGAAGGTGTTGGGGGCGAGGCCTGGAGGTATGGCCGACCGGTTCAGAAGTTTGATACCGGAACTTTGTGTAAAAACGCGTTTCTTCCGGAAGATGGCTTGGATCTTCCGGGCGGCCGCTGTTCTCGGGGATGCTCTGGGCATCTTTGCTAATATTTTACGACATTTTAATTGTCCACCATCACAATATCAATACCAAAGATCATTGGCTGTGACGAGTATAGAGTATCGTTGTAACTCTTGGATTCCGTACGGACTTCCAATTCGCGCGCGCTGAAGGGACCTGCGTAAAAGTCCTGGTTGAACCGGAACGTGCCCAGGTTGTTCTCCTTGCAGTGCTGGTTGAAGTGCGACACGAAGATCTTCTGGGGCACGAAGAGATCCTTGCCGCACTTGACCTTCTCTGAACACAGGAAGTGCTGAAGCGAGTTGGTGACCGTTGCAACCTGGCTCTGGATCTGTTTGAAGTACTTGGGTAGCACGTTCCAAATGTCCTTGTCAGAATACCGCTGCGAATACTCGAGATAGGCCCGCAGGCACTTGCACATGATGGCCGGAATCTCCTTCTCGAGCTTTTGGTCAAGGTGCGGGTCTGCATCCGCATCGCTGATTTGCCGACCAAAGTTGATGGTGACCAAACGGCGCAGAATGGAGCCTGAATTGTCCTTCCAGTTGGGCACCTCGTTGCCACCCAGGATGCCCGGCACCTTCCACTGGACACTCACGGCCGTGTCGTACTTGCGCGCCACGCTCAGGTCCTCACCAGACACAAGTGACTGGAACTCAGCCTGCTCGAGCTGCATGTCACCCTTGACCTCGGGGCTGATGAACATGAAACCGTTGTAGATGCTCGAGAGACCAAACTTCTTCTCAATGTTGTTCGACAGGGTCGCCACGTCCTCGCACTCGTAAAACTTGCGGCAGACCTTGGTGATGAGGGTCGACTTGCCCGACCGCGCGATACCCTTGAAGAAGGGGATGATCTGCCAGCCGTCCAGCTCTCCAACCTCAAAACACAGACGACCCATAAGCACATAGACCCACCGGCACACATCCTCGTCGAAGCGCTGATAATCCAGCACGCGCTGCATGCTCGGTGTGGGGATGCGGTACCAATCAGGCTCTTCAGAATAGGCGTTGAAAGGCATGTCAAAATACTTGCAACTCACAAGAGTTGGATCGAGCTCGCGAAAGTCTCGAGACTCGTATGGGTAAAAACGGATCTTGTAACACTCCTCCTTGGCGTCCCAGTCTTTTCCGGCCAGGAGACCATTCTGGAATGACCAGACGTGACGGTCCTTTTTGATTTCAGGAAACTGAAAGTCCTGGCAGTTGTTCAGGTGGCGATCCACGTCAGCAATGATATTTCCACGGCTGGTAAGGTTCTTCCACATGTCCGGCTCGTCCTCCTTCTGAGTCGAATCATAGACGAACTTCTTGACCTCCTTGACCTGCCGCCAAGCCCGGGTGTTGCGAATCTGCACACAACACTGGCCCTTGTACCGGCGGTACCCCTCGTCATACGCCTTGCTCAACAGGAAAAGCAGAAGCTTCTGATACGGGGAGATGGTCTCGTCGTCCTTGAGGGACGAGTCGCTGTTGTCGATGGCCAGTGTGGGGAGGTTTACTCGGTTGTATCGCCGCTCCCAGATGCGGTACTGCTCGAACATCTCCTTGCGATCCACGATGAGCCGGCGGATACGGAATTCAAGTGTAAATTCGTCGCCGTTGACGTCCTTGCTGGGCTTCTTGTCTAGACCCATTTGCTCTACACGCGCGAGCAAGGTCCGGCAGCTGTTAATGTACCGGTCCTTGCGGATCTTGATGTGGTCGTGCTCGTAATTTGTTGGATACTTGTCCTGGTCCCGCTGCTGGTTTGCAGGAAAGAGAACAAAAGCCCACATCTTGTCAGCTGCGAGCGGGTTGCCACGAATGTCAAACCCAGATTCTTTTTCCATTTTATTGAGGAACTCCTCAATTTCATCTGAAGTCCACGAGTTGATTTCGGTTGTCTGATTTGCAGTCTGAATTGCTTCTGCGTGCTCTGGAGTGACGTCTTTTGCGATTGTGTGGACCTCTGTCGCCATACTTAACTCACGAGAGTCTTTTTTAAGCCTCAGCCTCAGGGGTGGAGGGGCTCGCCTGTGCTACAGCAGCCGGCGTCTTCGTCAGGGTCGACAGAATCTTGACCAGAATTTTGTTCTGCATTTCGAGGCTGGTTGCGATTCTCTCGGAAGCGTCCTTAAGTGACACAAGGGCCGTGGCCACCGTCTCACCATCCTCTGTGGCCAGGAAAGCCCCGAGGGCATCCGCAAAGTCAGGCATCTCATCCATCTCCTCGTCCTCGAAGTCCATCTCCTCATCCTCATCCTCAATCTCTGCCTCGGGAATTGGCTTCTGGACCGGGCGGCGAGCAGACATTGTACTAGTCAAGTAGGAAAAAAGCCTGAAACTTTTTCGCGGGTGATATTAAATGCCGGGTGGCGGTCTTTTACAGCTGGTTGCTTATGGTGCTCAGGATGTGTACCTCACGGGCGATCCTAAAGTGACGTTTTTCCAGGCGACCTACAAGCGCCATACCAATTTTGCAATGGAATTGGTTCAGCAGAACGTGTCCGGTGCGGGCAGCCTGCAGTCGGTCGTGCTGTCCCGCTCGGGCGACCTGGTCGGTGACATGTTCGTGTCCCTGACCCCTACGACTTCGAGTGCCGCCCAGCTGACCTCTAACAATGTGGTTGCTGACATGAACTGGGTGGCCGAGCGTGCATTCAACAGCGTGACCCTGTTCATCGGTGGTCAGCAGATTGACAAGCACTACCAGACGTGGTTCCGTCTGTATGCCGAGCTTTACCACGACGAGTCTAAGAAGTTCGACTATGGCCGCCTGACGTCCCTGGCTGTGGTGGACAACCGCCCAGCCAGCACCACCTCAGTGGGCAAGGTGTACCTGCCCCTGATGTTCTTCTTTAACAAGAACCCTGGTCTGTACCTGCCAATTATCGCCCTCCAGTACCACGAGGTCCGCATTGACTTCGAGTTCACCCCTTATTACGCCAACTACTTTGGCACCAACCCCATCGAGGTCTGGGCCAACTACATGTACCTGGATACCAACGAGCGCGAGAAGTTCGCCAAGATGAACCACGAGTACCTGATTGAGCAGGTCCAGCACGTGGCCCCGGAGCCGGTCAGTGGTTCCAACGAGAATGCCCCGCTACTGGTGCGTCTCCAGTACAACCACCCCGTCAAGGAGCTCATCTGGTGCTACACGGCGCCGACTGTGGCCCAGAACCCCAACTCCCTGTGGAACTTCAGCAGCAACGTTGCCAACGTCAACGTCACCTGCGATCTCAGCAGGATTGCGCTGTCAGGCACGACCCTGGCGGCTCACTGGCCCGGCGCGCCGCTGCTCTACGTGCCGACCTACGGCTCGTCGAACCTGACGATGACTCAGAACACTTTCGTGACCGTCAGCAACATTCTGAGCTTCTCGAACATTGCCGTCCAGTCGAACGTCCTGGCTGGCAACGTGTTCTGGATGGAGTCGGGTCTGCCACAGGCGAGCTCGACCACCGGCTATGGCTACGAGGTGGGCCCTCTGCACCAGTTCAAGCTGCTGATGAACGGCACCGACCGTTTCGTCCCACAGCCCGGCAAGTATTTCAACCAGTACCAATCGTACCGGTACCACACCGGCACCCCGTACCCGGGTATCTATACTTACTCTTTCGCCCTCAAGCCCGAGGAGCTGCAGCCGTCAGGGGCTTGCAACTTTTCCCGGATTGATATTGCTCAAGCGGCCGTGTACCTCAAGACGGGCATGCCGGCCAATCTGGTCCAGCGTATGTTCGCGATTAACTATAACATTCTTCGCATCCAATCGGGACTCGGTGGCCTCGCGTTCTCGAACTAAATTATTTTCTTGAGTACTATTACAAATGGCCGGTGGACTTATGCAGCTCGTTGCTTATGGCGCTCAGGATGTGTATCTGACTGGTCAGCCTAAGGTGACCTTTTTCCAGGCGGTGTACAAGCGCCACACCAACTTTGCGATGGAGAACATCCAGCAGACGGTGAACGGCAGCCCGTCCAACGGTGGCCGCGTGTCCGTGACCATCGCCCGCAACGGCGACCTGGTCGGCAACATGTACGTTGCCCTGCAGCCGACCCAGCTGAACTTCTCTAACCTGACCTCGACCAACGGCAACGTCGACACCTGCTGGGTGGCCGAGCGCGCCATTGCGGCCGTGGAGCTGACCATCGGTGGCCAGCGCATCGACAAGCACTACCAGACGTGGTTCCGTCTGTACGCCGAGGTGTTCCTGGGCGAGTCCGACAAGATTGCCTACGGCAAGATGGCCTCGTCCCCGGTCCCGGGCACGGACAACAACAACCGCAACTACGTGTACCTGCCCCTGCTGTTCTTCTTCAACCGCAACCCGGGCCTGAACCTGCCCCTGATTGCCCTGCAGTACCACGAGGTCCGCCTGGACTTCGACCTGACCAGCTACTACACCGACTACTTCGGCACCAACGCCTTCGAGGTGTGGGCCAACTACGTGTACCTGGACACTGAGGAGCGCCGCCGCTTCGCCCAGAAGGGCCACGAGTACCTGATCGAGCAGGTGCAGCACAC